GTTGTTCCAATACCCAAACCTGTGTTGGTTACTCTCATTCGTTCAACCTCGTCAGTAACGAATTGAATGTTATCGGTATTACTGCCCCCTTCTAAAATTATCTTATTATCATTGTTTAGAGTCCTTATCGTTAGGGTGTTTTCAGCTACTATCTCTTGTGTAGTACCATTGTTTTCAAGATAAAACTCCCTACCAAAAGCCTTATCAGTTAGAATAGATAACCTAGCTATGGTATCATCTGTCTTGTTTATCTTTATATTACCTGCTACCGTTAGTTTTTCTGTTGGTGCTGTTGTTCCTATTCCTACTTTATCACTAAATAATCCAGAGACACCAGAGATATATGGGCCTGTAGAAATGATTGAGGTTGAAGTAGTATTGCCGCGAGTAGTGACATCTTGCAACGTGTCATTCTCTGCTGGCGAATCACCAGAGAGGAGATAAGGAACCCCGTTATTGGTGATGCGGCTACCATCCCCCGTGCCTAGAATACTCCCAGAAACTGTTACGTTTGCGATAAAATCTGCGTTATCGCCGCTTAATGTAGGTATAGGTTTAAATGACATCTGAATCTTCTCCCTTCTCTCTATATATGTTTACATCTAAATCCCAAAAATGACACGCTTCATTTAAAGAAACAAACCAATACCATCCATTTTGAGGGTATTCATAAGAGTCTTTCTTTTCTTTTAGCAAAGATATAGTCGAGGATGTCACAGAATTAGGGGCGCACAATAAATCTTCGCCCTCTAATTTGTAAAACCCTTCAGTGTAATATGGTTCTAAGTTCATGTCGTAATTGTCCAACCTTTATTTGTCGCAATGAGTTTGTCGGCGTTAGTCAAGGTATCTATTGATGGGGTATTTCTGATATCAATCGTTTTACTGGCGTTCCCTAAACCGCTAAATATAGCTGTCATATTTTCTCTATCAAACTTTGTGGATTTATAAGAGACATTTTGAGTGACTCCTGAGAGAATACCTCCTACTTCTAAAGACCAACAATTTGCAAAAGTGTTACCATAATTTGTTGCATTTGTAGCATCAATAGTTGGTATAAATTTGATTTGATTGGCGGCACTAAATAGCTGGTCGTAAGTTGTTATATTTGAAGCGTTGTTATTTATTCCAGTAAAACTCTCTGGTAATTTATAAATACTAGAGAGTTCAAAAGCTTCCCCATAATCTGTAACGCCAGCATTTCCAAAACCACTGCAAACCCCCTCTGGTAATGAGGTTATCTTGAGAGTGCTGCTTAGAAAATTATCAAAAGCATTAGTGTAACTAGCCGATTCTGTAGTAAAACCAGAAGGGATTTCTTTTAGCTTAAGACAACTAGTAAAAACGCCCCTAAAATCAGTGGAATTTGGAGTAGGAAATCCATCTATTGACTCCAACGAGTAACAACTACCAAACGTATTGCTTAAGGATGTGCATCCAGTAGCGTTTATAAAAGGCAATGATCTTAATTCGTGGCATGAAAAAAAGGTTGATATTATATTCGTAGAACTTGAAAAATCAAAAGCTGGAATTCGCTCCAACATTTGGCAGTTACTAAAAGTATTTTGGAATTTTTTTACATGTGAAGTATCAAAGTAATGGATGCTTTTAATAGATCGGCAATAAAAGAAAGTTTGATCAAGCCCCTCATTATGAGTTGGGTTAGGAACCTGAAAACTCTTGGGTATTTCTTTTAGCTTAAAACAACGACTAAAACATTCATCTACTCTTGTAGCGCTCGAAAAATCATAATCAGGGAGATAACTTATATCCCGACATCCAAGGAAAGCTCTATAAAAACTAGTTGAATTACTAGTATCTATATATGGAATAGAAGTTAAACTATTGCAATTATAAAAAGTGGAATCCAAAGTGGTTGGGCAAGACCCAGAAATTTCAGATGGAACCTTAAGAAGATTCCTATTTTCATAAAATATATTTTTAAGGTTGCATCCAGATGCGAATTGAAACTCTGGGTACTCTTGAATATTTAAACAACGAACGAATGCACTTGTCCAGTTTGTGATATTTGATGTATCTCCCACTTCAAAACTCCTCATTTCTTCCATATTATAGCAAAGATTTAGAAAACTTGTTAGGGAATCAATATTGCCAATTTTTATATGTTCTACCTGAAGACCTATATTTGTGTTACTGCTCGACAAATTTATAGCAGTTAAGTCTGGGCCATTTATATGGATATCTAAATATGCTCTAGATCCATAATGCTCGCTTGGAGTATCTGGGTGATCTTCTACTATATCTATAATTTTAAATTCATGTGATCCAGATGGAGTCACTGTAAAAACCGCTTGTCTATAAGTATAGCCATCTGTATGGATGAACTCAGTGGAAGCAGGTAAGTCGCCAAATGAATATTGATGCCCTGTTTGTTGTCCATCTCCATGATAACCAGAATTGCCATCACCCCAATCAACAAAATAATTATCTTGCGCTTTTAGGCCTACTCTATTTTGTAAAATTGGACTTACTGCGAATAGAAATGCAGCTTTTGATTCTCCAGTTGGTATGTTAGGCATGTCAATCCAATCAGGATTCCTAACCCAAGGGGTTGGCTCAAGAGGAGGCAATATATTATCCGCATCCTCAACCGCAATATTCTTTATTTTACTATTTCCTACTCTAACTCCCATAATATTATATTATATACCAGTTTGAACCATCTGACTGAGTTGCGATTGATTCAAATTTTTGATTAATTGTTTTGGATGTATTCCCGTCTATATATCCAGCTGAAGGGGCTACAACAACACTATTGGTAGTGATGTTTTTAATGTTATAAACATAATTACTATTAATTGTAGCTGACGGTAAAGCGATATTGACTGTAGAACTTCCGCTAACTAAAATTGTATAGTCTGTATCTGTTATCGTATAATTAGACGCAACAGTTTTTATTGGGTTAATTACAGGAGAATTAAAATCTTCATCTGTAATAATATACATTGTGGACGCATCTGGAGTAATCGCGTCATACTCCGCTTGAGTGAGCTTAACGATGTAGTAAACATCATTAGAAGCGACTGCTCGTCCATTAGGGATAGAAAGAATACCGCTTATGTTCGCAGTGCCTGTCGCCGTGAAAGCTCCGACAGTTATAGCTTTTGTGGTCGAGTTTCCGTTATTAGTAACGTCTTGCAGCGTCTGAGTTTCTGCTGGCGAGTCTCCCGAAAGGAGATACGGAACATTGTTATTTGTGATACGATTACCTATTCCCGTTCCAAGTACCTGATTAGCTGTTATTGTATTAGTTACGCTAATAGCATTTGTGCTTGTAGCGCCTCTATTAGTAACACTTTGTAATGTATCAGTTTCTGCTGTAGATCCAGTCGCTACAGGGTTTCCATTTACATAAAGACCACTATCTGTTTGGACGTAAACTCCGTTCTGGAATTTTAAAGTCGCAGTATGTGCGCCACTTGATAGAGCATCGGAGTTATTGCCATCGGTAAAGAGGGCTGCTCCACTATGGCTTTCTGTTATCTTGGCTCGTCTACCGAAAGCGTAAGAAAATTCTGAGTTGGCTTCGTTTGATAGGCCACCTCCTACGAACGAGCGTAATCCACTAGCGATATTCCCTTCTCCTCCAGCAACTATAGAATAACTGCCAAATGTCTTGTTATTCTCTCCTCCTATAATTATGGAAAAGTCTCCACTAGCAGTATTTTGTTCTCCTGCGCCGACAAAAGAATAGTCGGCTAAAACTTTGTTTGCGTTTCCTCCTCCAATAAAAGAGTTGGCTCCAGTAATTAAATTATTTTCTCCACCCCCTATATAATTAGAAGGTGAACCTTCTATAGAATTGTTTAGACCCCCTCCAATCACAGAGTAATTAGATCCAGATATGTCATTGTTATAACCTCCTATACTAGAAGAGTATTCAGATTCGATAATATCGATGTTATATCCGCCTCCGATAAAGGAGAAGTCGCATCCTGAAATATTATTAAGCGCTCCTCCAGCAATAGTATCATAATCTCCACTAATGTGCTGGCCTGATCCTCCAGCAATCATTGATCCTAGTGAAGAAATGGTTTGGCTCCCTACTCCCGCTATTACAGCTTTTGTAGAAGTTTTGATTGAATACCCATCGGGTGTAGCTATTTGTACTCTGGCATTATTTCCTATTACTTCTAATTTAGAGTCTGAATTGGTTGTCCCAATACCAACGTCACCAAAGTATCCCTTCGTACCTGAGAGGTATGGCCCAGTAGATATGATCGACTTCGTTGTAGTATTACCTCGATTAGTAACACTTTGTAAAGTATCTGATTCGGTCCCTGCATCTCCCGTGAGCAAGTAAGGTTTACCTTCTGGACCTGTCAGTCTACCCCCGTCACCTGTGCCTAGAGCGTTCCCGCTAACATTTAAATTACCACCGTTAGCATCATCTCCTTCTAACCCCCCTTGGATAGTAAAGTCTCCAATCAATGATTGGTCTCCTTGGTTATAAAGATTTAAATCTGGGCCTTCGACATTAGGCTCAAGAGTATATGGTCCTATAGTCAACAACTCTGATTCAAACGCGACTTCACTGTCTGCTGCTAATTTAAAAAAGAGAGGAGTGGCTTCTTCTATACCATCGTTAGCAGTAATTCTAATGCGCTGCCCTTCTTGAATTGAATTTAATGGATAATTACTTACTAAATTACCTCTGTTTGTTGTAAAATCACCAGATGTTCCCTTCCATATAGTGAGGTCACCTAAATTAGTAAAGTTCGGACTTTCATTAAAACCTAACGTTAACTCTATAAAACCAGTAGAACCAGATGTGTTTATGGGTTGGTTATTAAAATACTTAATTGCGTCTGCTCTATCAGCGGCAGAGGTTATACTCCCAGTATCTGGTGGAGAATGATTAGTAAGGTTTTCGTTTAAGGAAGTTTCCCCAGAAGATTGGACTATTACTTTATCAAAAGTCGCTGTATTAGCGTAAAGGTAGAACTCTCCAGTGGATATTCCTCCGTCCGCATTTACAATCTCATTTCTTATTCCGAAGTTCCTATTGTAAGAGCCAAAAACATCTATATTTTGAGATCGGGAGAAAGTGAAGGTGGAATCTCCATTTGTCCTGTAGCTAGGAAATGCCACATTAGAATCAGAATCTAAAATACTGATAATTTGCTTTTCTACAAAAGGGTCAGCAGCTATTTGAGACGCAGAAGTGAGTAGTTCTCCATTTCTGTTTAAGATATTAAACTGTAAAGATACATCAGCCCCGTCTTTATAGACTCCGCTACCTGTTGTTATTTTTGTTAAATCGTCAAGATCAGGGGTAAATGAAGTTTCAAATTCATAAATGCTGCGAGTAGTAAAACCGCCTTCGTAGTATCCACTTGTAGTAATATCTCCAGCGGAAGTTCCAATACCTATTTTTGTTGGTAATGATTTAGTCCCTCCTATATAAGTAGCGTAAAAAGCTGCACCATATTCTTGGCCTTTTTTAGTGTAATAAACAGAACTAGTTCCTACACCAACATATGGGCTATCTTCTGATCTTAAATCTCCTATAGGGGTAGAGCCGCCAATGACAGTAGATACACCAGTATAAATATGCGTGTAAGTCGCTCCTATAGATACAGGCAAAGGACTAGATCCTTCTGTAATTGCGCTTACAAAATGAACATCAGTCCAACCACTAGCAGTCGCGGCGGAATTTAAATATCCTCCTGCCCCTGTAGCTCCAGTCGCAAATTCCCTTGCTTCTTTTGCATATGCAAAGGCTGCGCCAATTTTGGGGGTCTTTAATACTGTGTAGCCTGTGTAGTCCATTATAGAATTGTAATGTTATTTAAAAACGATTTAGAGTAAACGAGCGATTCTTCATAAAGGACAAATATCCCAGTGTTTATATATGGAGAATTATAGTATGCATCCCCGCCATTTCTTCCCATATTCCCTAATGCATTTACACCTAAATTAAAGACTCCCACTTGATTTAATCCAGAAATACTTATGCCAGTAGTCGCAGTTTCGGTATCAAATACTTGACCATTTGGTAAAGTTAACCTCACTCCATAACCAGTGCTGTCAGTTACCGCAGTCCAATTTCCAGTTATGTTAAAGGTCTGATCTGCGGCGTTAGGTATCCCAGTTGTCACATCGCCTACAAACGTAGGTGGATCTAGAGTCTGATACGTCACTCCATTGATTGTCTGAGCAACTTGATAACTATAAGTATTAGCTTTGTTTTCTATACTAATATTTTTGTCAATCAAATTAAATTTACCAGTGTCGTATTTTGTGGCAGTCACAAGATACTCATTGGGGTTCTCTTCTTTCATAGAGATAACTTTATAAAAGAAAGGGCTAGCGTCTTTAATTTGGAATTTAGCAGCACTACCTAATTTAACTAATGGCAATATCTCTGGCCTATCGAAGCCTGAGAGTAGACATCCATAGTCTAGGTTGGTCACTATACCAGTGAGAGCGATTTCTGTTATTTGTGTGGGAGACACATTAGATAGCTCTGAATTAGTTATACCCCTGCTATAGTTTTGGAAACTAGCTAAATCAAAACCAGAAAATACGACAGAGGCTCCTCTTTTATCACCAGCAGCGGCGTTCATATCTAGCACTGCTATTTCTCCTGTATTAAATGATAGGAGACTTTGAGCGCCCGTTTCTTTGGCAATAAAATCGCCAGAATCTAAAGCTATAGCATTTCCAGAACCTAGAATCCAACCAGTTACACCTGTTTCGAAATATACGTTTGTACCAGAGATCCCCGTATAAGAAGCGTAATCAACATATCTAGTATCTCCTGAGACGAGTCCGCTGAGTTCATACCCCTCAGTGTAACCTGAGAAACTATAATCTCCAGTGAAACGATGCCAAGAGTCAGTGGCTAGACCTGTTATAGTAAAGCTGTCATATCTTTGCCTAATTTGATTAGCTGCAGTATTTAATTCGTCTATACTATCTACACCTGTAGGATTATAAACAGTGAGAACGCCAGTCGTCATAGCGGAAGAGGAATTATTGCTAAGTCTAATTGTCTCATTTTCTAAATTGACATCTAAAACCTTTCCAAAATTAGTTATATTTGTTTTTAATTCGTCTTCTATTATAACCAGATCTCCAGGTTTACACAAGAGAGTCTCTAAACCTGCAGTGAAAGCTACTTGCTGGTTTTCTTTTATTTTAGAAAAAATTTGATGTTTAGCGGCTCTACGAGCCATAGCTCTAGAGGTTATTCCTATACCATCTATGCGCTTCTTAAAGATTCCGCGTTCTTTTATGTCTTCTTCGTCTTCAATAACTTCTATTTTGGGTTCATAGTTATTAAATCTATCTTTATACCCTATCTCTATAGTATTAAATTGTTCGTCTCTTCTATTATTAGAATAGTAAAACAAACCATCTTTAACGCTTTCGTTAGTAAATAAATTAATTGCGTTTCTAGGTCTATCATCTACAAAGTTAATCTCAGAATTACTAAAGAAAGTCCTTCCTCTGAAGAGGGCGGCGATAGTGTTTATAGCGTCAAATATTTTCTGTCCTTGATCAAAGATTATATTACAAGAAAAACGGGGTTCTTTTCCTCCTCTACCGTCTGTGACTCCTAAGAAATAACCTTCGTTATCTACATTGTCACAAAATCTACCTATTTTATATAGTTGCCATTTATTAATTTGATTAATATTAATATGCGAACCCATACCATATCTGACATTAGTCAATAGATCATACAATATCCATGCAGGATTATCTGTCCATTGTAGGCTGGTATGGAATGAGCCATCCCAATCTCCTTTATAAATTAATTTATTTTTTTGGCTAGCATTATCGAATTCCGCTTCGGTATCATAATATCTTTTATCTATACCTTTATCAGTGGGGAAATAATTACTGGGGATTTTTACTTTTTTAAGTTTGCAATCATAAGTTCTTTTGGGGATGCTTCCAAAAGATCTAGAATCTAATTTAGTTCCTACTATAGCAGAGAATGGGTAGGGTAAATTAACATTTATAATTTCTGTGACTTTATTAACCGAGACGATTTTATCCAACATAACAGAATTACTTTCATAAGAGAGTTTTGTTATTTTTATATACCTGTTTTGTGTCTGCGTTTTGTTGATAACGCCAGCTTGTATAGCTTGTTCTCCACTTTCTGTAAGAGAGTCATTTTTTTGAGTCTCATTAGGAGGCAACTCGAAAGGTCGAGAAAGATAATTTAAATTATCATCTGCTCCATTTAACTCGACGACAAACTCTCTACCGCTAGCCCCTTTATAATCGGGGTTGCCAATGTCGATTAAAGTACCTCCTTCTATTAAAGCTACTATTCTAAAGTTATATTGTTTATGTGGTATTTCCCCTTCAGAGCCATCCCTACCAGTTTCTACCCTTATGTTTAATACGGTAGGGAAACTAGTGCCTATACTCAAATCTTTATCATCGATTGACCTACCGTCTCTTACGTTTTTGACCTCTTTAATAAGAGTATCTTTTAGAGAAGAAACGTCTAAAGTTATAAAAGCTTCTTCTACATTAGGGTTATAGACCGTATGTATGACTGAGATAGCTTCTTCATCGAAATTAGCTAGGGAACTTTCTGCCCAAGAAGAATAATTTCTAGACTTATTACTAGCATCTAGTCTTTCATCATCGCTCCCTTCAAAAGGAGGTAAACCATTATCCAATAAAGTATTAAAGTTATTTGCTAATTGCCCGACTACGTTGTCTCTTGACAACATGGAGCTATTAGGCGTTATGCGTTGCGGTGCATTTTCTTGTTCCTCTGAAGTATTCGGGTCTCCTAAAGATTTAGCCGTCCCAAAAGGTCCGAATAACTCCTTGCCATATGGATGATCAATAAAAATCTTTTTAAAATTATTAAAAGGAGATTGATTTTCTTCGCCTTTGCGAATTTCAGCTAAGACGTTACTATAATTAAATTTTAAGCTATTCGTGTGAATAGGATTAATTGTAGGATCTAAAGATAGTGTCGTAGAGTTTGGTCCGTTTCCGATCTTTTTTGTGTATTTAAAAGAATTTAAATCTTTTAATGCCGTTATAATTTCCGAAGGTATTTGGAATGTGTGATTCTTTCCAAATACTACGTTGCCATTGCTCTTATTATCGTAAGCAAAATTATCTGAAGTTTTATTTTCTATAGGAAATTGAAAAATCAAGAACCCGTTCATAACTCCAGTTAAAACTCCATCAGTAGAGACTTCAGGGCAAGTGACATCAGTGACTATCATCCCATTGGCTTGCATGTAGGCTATAAGATTTGCGCCACGGGTAGACCCATGAGGTAAAGTCTGCATCTGCATTAAGTCGTTCCCATCTAGTATTTGTTTGTCTTCTAAATTAGAATTTGAAGAAGTGACCTTACATATAACTACTCCTCCTAACTCCGTATCTAGATGATTAAACAAAAGGTCGTTTACGCTTCCTTCTGTCCACCCTATGCTACTCAAAGCTCTGCTCGCTAGTTCTCTTTGTGATGAGTTACCTCCAACTATATTATTTGTATTATACAAATTTAGAATAAGATTGAGATCTTGGAGTATTAACTTATTAAGTACTTCTGTATTATTAGCGAATATTTTAGAAGATTCTGTGTTACCGTGCCGTATAGATCCACCCCGTCCCGTTATATTAGGTGGTGTAATGATCAATCTGGAAAAAGATAGAACAGGGTTAAAAGCAAATAAGAATTTAGATGCGCTGAGCGTACTATCTCCCCATATTAAGCTGCCGTTTTGGACTGTCCCTTTCGGTTGAGCGTCGTTTCTGTAAGCTGCATTGTTATCATTATATACCGTTTGAAGATCTCCATTGAGATACCAAGGAAATGTTTGCGCTCCATCTAGTCCTCTATATTTAATAAAACCTCTGATAAAAAGAGCATAATTTTCTATCCTTTTCGGTAAGGCTTGCTCCCGATTAAGGAAAGCGAGGCTGTTTACGCTCCTCGTATTCGTCCTTAAAAACATCATTCCGACATCAGGCCATGATTCAGCCTCGAAAATATCTGATCCTCCAGCCGTGCTAGATTTTAAAGATGTTATTTTCCCGCCGCTACTTCTATTGGTGGCCTCTCCTAATTCTTGAAAAAATTCACGACAATACGCGACTCCTTCTCCGCTAGATAATTCTAAATTAAGAGAATTAAAAGTTTCGGTTTCTAGGGGCGTTAGCTGATCAGACTTTGTTTCAGATTGGTTAGTCACAGCCACGGGCGTATTATCTAAATAAATGCCTTGCAATATATTTAAACCATCAACCAGTTCTCCATGAGAGTTGACAATACCTTCGATGGGTCCATCGCTCAATAAATCTAATGTCTCTGCGTAACTGTGAGAGGCTCCATATTGTAGTTCCCCCATAACGGGGGGTTTATAAATAGGGGGCTTAGGTTTACCCCCTTTACCTCCTGCTCCTGCAATACTTAGCTTTTTAAGAATATGTTTCATGATGTTCTATTTCCTATGAAGACTGGGTTACTGCTGTCACCTTGTAATGCTTTTGAGGGGGCTTGATGTTGAGGGAACGATTTTATAGTGGCTTGTATGACTTGAGAGCCGACTATTAAGCGCCCATAACCTATGGGGACTGGCGATCCTTGGTCTGCTAAGTTAGCGGTATTACTAAAAATTAAAGAGCTTTTTGAGGCTTTCGATGATATTTCTAGAGCTTCGTTTTCTGGTTTAGGTGTTAATGCATAAGTAATTGCTGCAAAAATGATGGCATTAGCTACATTAGCAAAAAAACTGCCTGATCCTAAAAATTTAATAATAGCTAGAATCTCAGTGCCGCCACTACCTGTTATAGCTGGAACTAAATCTATCGTGGCTGCGTCCGATATGTTATCCATATCTGGGCCATGAGTAATTCTTCGTTTATTTATTATAAGGTCATAACAAAAACCTTCTCTTTGTAGTTCCACTAATCTTTGCAAAAAACCTCCCCTATTACAATCTATAGCCTCTAAAACATCTTTCGGGTTAGGTAGGCTTAATAAGAATGAGTTTCCAAACTCCCTTGCTAGAATTCCATGTATATTTACTATCGTCATTTTACAGCCTTTATCCTTTCCAGTATATTTACATCTGATTCTATAGTTTCGGGCGTATAAATATTTATTTTTTTTGTGTTAAGGCTATATATCAAAAATGGCTGGCAACAATTGTCTGACATTTTGACATCAAATTCAGATTCTGTTTCATCCCCTACGATATGACTATGGAAAACCGCTATCATAATATAAGAATCTTTAAATAGTAAATAGCTTAGAGGGTTTATTAAGAAATGTGATCGAGGGTCTGTCGCGATATTATCCTCTTTTTGAATTATAAATTCTTTTTTCTCATGATCATAACCTAAAAATCCACAGATTTCCTGTTTAAAATGTTTATGAGACATTTCTTTTATTTTATGTAGGGCCGTAACCTCCCCTTTACATTTGTGTACTTCTTGCATAGCTGAATCCATCGGTCCCAGGAAAACCTCCAAAATTAGGGAATGTCGGCGTTGGGTTTTGAATAAGAGTTAATGGGGCTTCTTTATAATCTTGGAGAATGCCTTTAAATTCTCCACTGCCCGTCAAATGAATATCTCCTGTGTGGATATCTAACATCCCGATAGTACTTGTAGAAGGGATAAATCCAGTTGAAGCATCCCACCAAGCGACTAAGCTGTCCGCTCCGTAAGAAAGTGATCCGATACCACTACCAGTTAGTGTCCCAAAGCGTCCAGTGCATTCATTATAATTTCGCGGTGCGAAATCTAAATTATTAGAAACATTATTTGGACTTGGTATCCTTTTGTAAAGGTAGCTTATCTCTTCATCATTCAAAGGTCTATTCCATAAAGCCCAAGGCCCAAGCGCTCCATTCATTGAGGTCGTGGAGGGGTATGTAGTGGGGGCCTTGTATCCTTTTTTTCCTGGGTAATATTCAACAGCACCTAACATAAAAGTTTGAGGTAAGGCTTTTTCGCTGTTCTGCCCCCAAGTCATAGCTTTTCTTTGTGTTAAGCTAGCAAAATTACCTAGATTTTCATTAATTTTACCCCCCCCTAAAGTCACTGTGCTGGTTGATTGATTTACTCCGTTTACATAAAACTTAATCAATGTGTTTGCGTCTTCTCCTATTCCATTAATAGCGGGATCTCCCGTGCTATTTGTTATTATGTATTGCATCCATTCTCTAGAATCTCCAGCGTTTTGTTCTTCGTGTAGACTTATAGTTCTATAGGCATTTGTATTATGACTTTCGCTATCATCATCTATCTGATAACCCATATAATTAGCTGAGATCTGATTAGTCTTAGTGCCTTTAGTCTTATTCCAATTACGATCAACAGGCGTAACATCAGCATTAACATTCAAAAATTGATTATTAGGCCAGTTTAACCCGTCTCTCGCTGAAGTGCTTAATATTCCTGCTCCTGCTGGGCTAATATCATTGATATTAACCCAACCCATGATGGTGAATTGTCCAGTTAGCTGACCTGTTAATTCTAAGGCGTTAGTATGGAATAGTCCTGTATGAAGTGGTATTAAATTTGAACGACCATTGGGTTGTACTAATTTATCGGCTTCGTCTGAAGCTGTCATGCCAGAAATATGGATAGCGTTAAAACCGCTATTGATATTTTGTCCTTCGACAAATCCTACTAAATCGATCTCATTAAATCTTTTTTTACATGCGGAAAGTTTTTTAGTACACCCATCTCTTTGCCAGAAGCTGGGGTTGTCTTCTGGCAATTGTCCTGAATTATCTTGGACGCAGACGTATGCTGTTTTTAATGGCTCTCCCTGTATATTGGGATCAGGGTTAGCTAAGAAAATGGTAGGACTTTGTGTTATTACTATATTGCCTTTACTATACGGCTTTGACGCAGCCCATATAGAATCTGAGCTATTAAAAAATGAACCTGCGCCACCTACTGGGGTATAATTAGGCGCTACCCCACTTCCACTGAGGTCTTGGAAGTTTTCGCCATCACTTCTCTCTATAGGAAGACCTTGATACCTGCACCCCTCTCCTCTGTATTGCCAATAACAGAATTTAGAAACAACGCTACGAGAATTGACGCTGAACCCCTCAAGATCTAACGGAGAATTAAGTTCGAATTCTACGAACAATCTAGACTCTTGGGTTTTCCTGCCCATCAACCAAGTTTCATCTGTCAATTCTGCTTTAGGGTCAGCTTCACCAAAAGGATTACCCCCCTCGAAGTTTTCATCATCAATAAATTTTACGGATACTCTTTTTCTAACAAAGCTGGCATTTTTAAAATCTTTATGTACCTGAAGGAGTTGGGTAATGATATTATTTTGATTGGCTACACGGATTTTGGGTCTAGCTAATTTGCCATCTCCTAATATATCAAACCCTTCGCTCTCCATAGCTAAAGGCAAATATTTAAAACCTTGCCACTGGATAGATTCAGAATAGACAGCTCCTCCATGAAACCCTAACCATACGGTTGGATTATTAACCCTATCTGGGTAAACTCTAAACAGTTCTAATAATGCGGTCGGCTGTAGGTCTAATAAACTACGTGCTACTTTGTTTTTTCCTTCTTCCGCCATAATGTAATTTACACTTTATTAGTATATAATATTAAAAAGAAGTGAAAATTACACATCTAAAAAACTACAGCGAGGAGTTAAAGCTCGAATTTTATAATTTCTTTTTAAGCTCTAAGCCTTATGATCTAGATCATATACGGTCTCCTCATTTAAGGAGGCAGAAAATAGAGGCTTTATTTGTTGGTTATTGTAGAAATTCTGAGGTGTATATTGTCGAAGAAGACTCTAAACTCAAAGTGGCTGTTTTTATCTTTGATGCTAGGGATTATTTAGATTTAACGTTCATATTTATGATCACAAAAAGTTTTAGCAGTCCTGATTTGATGGCTACTGCGCGAGGTATATTTGATCACGCCATGAAAGAATTAGGTAAAAATTATATCAAAAGCAATATAAGGAGAAAACACAAAAAAAACTCCTTTAAAAAATTCATTGAAAGGTATGATAAAAAAGTCATAATATTTAACGACGAAAATAATACTGTCGTTTGGTGTAATAGAGACATAATGACAATTAAATTCAAAGTTGTGGGGGCAAATAAGACCACTACCCATTTAATGGGTAAAGATCTTCTATTGCGCGGGACAAAAAAAATCAAGCATGGGCTGCTAAGAGAGTTCTCTGACGGAGAGAATACTTACCTTCTAGACGAAAAAGGTATTGATTTTTTATCTAAATCTGTTATTATCCACGGGCATCTATCGGACAATAAAAAAAATGTCGGTAATATTTCTTTAGAATTTATACCAAACGAATGAAAACAAAAACTATTTTTTACAAAGTATATACTCGAAAAGGAGAGTATCATCACGCTTACAGTGCTAAACTCAAAGGGTCTCGCGAATGGGCCATCTCTTGTGCAAGAGTAGTGGATGGCTATGTAACTCAAGTGGCTGATGATTTAGAAAAAACAGAGAAGAAGATATATACCAACGGGGTAGAAGTCTAATGCTACATTTAATTAAATCTCTTTTAAAATCTTTAGAACTATTCTTAATCCTAAAGAATAAACGGTTTTATTATGATTTAGAAAAAGAACATAAGAAAGAAGAATATGAAATTATTAAAGAAATTGAAAATCTCAGGCAAAGCGGCACTAGTAATGACTCTGATTGGGCTGACCTCTTGCGCGAAAGACTCATCTCTGAACGTTCGAGATTTAAATATTTATCAACCTTCCACTCTGAAACTGCAGAAAGGGAAGTCGGTTCTGACTGAAGAAGGTATTTATACACCTAATGCTGATGAGGTCTGGCATTCAGATGCAAGGTTCCGCCGTCTTGAACGGGAAGTCTATTTAGTTAAATAATTAATATTTGAAAAAACGCTATTACAAAGTGGGCTTTTTTTTTATAAAGTGTAATTAGTATAACATGGAGCCAGAGAAGTCTATACTTAAAGAGTTTATAAGTGGTGGCTGGGTTGTCTCTATTATAGGTGCAGTTGCTATGTGCGCTAGATTACTACACGCTAATAAAAACATGTCTTATGTGGAACAATTCAAGAAAATAATAACAGCTGCTATAGCTGCTACTATCGCTTGGTTTGTTCTAGAGCAAACAGATGTTTCATCTTTAACTAAAGCTATTACTTATGGTATCATTGGGGTCATTAGTCCAGAAGTTATTACTGGTATTGTTCGGATCGGGGAAAAATTCGCTAAAAACCCCGATAAATTTATTAAAAAATAATAAAATGGATTTTAAAGGAAAAAGACAAGTGGTTAAAGCCGTCCAAAACTTAATCGGTGTTTCTGATGATGGCCGAGATGGGCCAATTACTTGGAATGCTATACTCGCGGAGCTATCTAAAGAACATGGGCCTGTAGTGGGAGGTGGGATTGCCGCTATAATGGTCTCTATAGCTAGAGGAGAGATAGGGGTCTCAGAAGTAGACGGAACAAATTGCGGTCCTAGAGTGAACGAATACAAAGCTGCTACTTGGTTAGACCCAAAAGAAGCTTGGCCTTGGTGCGCTGCTTTCATTTGTTGGGTAGTCAGAGAAGCTATTGAGCAAAAAGATGTAGAGTGTAAACGCCCTAAAACCGCTTCAGCTTGGGATTTTGAAAACTGGGCTAAACAGCAATCAGGTAAAGGTGTAGAGCTTCGTAAGCCAACTAATGAGGATATAAAAGCGGGAGATATTGTGGTGTTTGAGTTCTCTCATATTGGTTTGGCCGTCGAAGACGTAGACGCTAAAGGGTATGTCAAGACTGTAGAGGGTAACACAAATGGGGGAGGAAGCAGAGAAGGAGGCTCTGTTTTAGAGAAAAGTAGGCATGTTTCTAAGATAAGGAGCAGAATCAGGATTTTTTAGTGGACATAAAATAGGACAAGGGTAAGATCGGTTAATGTCTGAAGTAAAAATCAAAGTAGACCCTAACGATATTTTCGTTTATGTAGTAGGCAACTCTATGTTCGAGCCTATAGAAAAGTGCATAGACTTTACGAGATACGAGGTTTATGATTCTTTTATTCTTGATCTTAAAACACAAGATTATTTAAATCAAGGAGAGCAATATCAAAAATTCTATACAGAGGTGGCTAAATTAAAAAAGATGGCTAAAGAGATGTCTCAAAAAGAAATCCAAAGTCTTTGCGCTGAAATAGCTGAGATTGCTCCTGAATACGTAGAAATATAATCATGTCGAGCGCGAGTAAGGGGAAGGGTGCGGTTAAAACGGTGGAATGGTGGAAACATTTGAGACCCTTCGGGAAGCGCCGACAGAATAAAAGAGTCCGTAAAGATGGGGAAAATCAGATAAAGAATGAAGAATTATAGGCAGGTCCATATAATCGCAGAAGATAAGGGCTTCACATACGGACCTATCCCAAATACTCCAGAGTTCCACGATGAAAAAGAAGCTTTGGATTATTGGGTCTACAACCAAAATAAAATTAAGGAAGCTAATTTTTATAATAACCCTATCGTAATAATTAGAAAAGAAGTGCATAATGTGCTTGTCAAACAATTTTAAGCTGCTAACTTCAAGGAGTTATGAAAAATATATTCAAAATAACAACCTTAGTCTTATTCGCCTCAATCTTAGGTCTAGCAGCATGGCATGATCGCAATCCAATTATTGAAACAGTAGAGATTGTAAGGGTGGTTCCTCCAGAAAAGCTAGAGGCTCATGTCTCTTTGACTAAGTGGCAGCTTGATAAGATGCTTAGCGAGTATGAGGAGGACGCTCATGCATCTGATATGTTGAAATTCAAGACTCTTGTTAAGAGAGACGGCGTTGAATGGAGAATCTCCTCTACCCATTTAGTTAAGGACTCTGATCCATTCTTAACGCCCCAAGGAAGGTTCTTTGTGGTCAATCCTTCATCTATAGATTACACTGGCGACTTTAAATCTTGTGTCGAGTATGCAGATAGCTATAAAAAGTTCCACGATTACATCGTGATCAGTGCGGAATGAATTGTAGATATAATAGCAGAATCATTGGCAATAATGGCTACAGAGAATTGATGATAGTAGTCTTGAATGAGCAGGATAATCTTATTGATTCCTGTTGCCATAAGTTAGACTCTCCAGAAATTCACGACCTAACAAGTGGAGAGATCGGAGCGCATAAGTTTGGCATTAAAGGCTGGGAATTAGATCCTGCTGATCAATACCAAGGTTACGCAACAAAACAAATTGCTTCACAATCACACAAAACAGTGTAAATAGTTATATGGAATTGATTATTCAAATTATTCAAGATAACCCTTGGTTTGGCGTTCTTACGGCTGCTATAGCTTTAGCTTCAGCCATTACCGCCGTGACCCCGACTCCGCAGTCAGGCACTTTAGCTAAAATCTACCGACTGGTAGATTGGGCTGCTTTAAATATCGGTAAAGCCAAGCAGAAATAGTCTAGTTCTCTAGATAGACCTCCTACCTATCATGGGTAGGGGGTTTTTTTATTTTTTTCTTGCAATTTTTAATTAGTTTTATAATATATGTATAGATGATTTCAAATAAAGCTAAAGGTCTTTCAGGTTCTAGTCATGTCGCGCATACTAAAAAGCTTATGTGCGAATCTACGCAGCGTTATCACCACTCATGTTTATCAGCGGGACTTACCATAAAGAAGACAGGTAAAATGCAAGATATTGGCCATGTCGATTTTATCGTCGATGGAGAGACCGTGGATCTAAAAGGAATAAAGAATTCTATGCGGGAAGGTAGAGTCCTGCTAGAATTCACCAATGTAAATGGTAAGACTGGATGGTGTAACGAGAAAGGCACTCCTGTTTGGATAGCTTTTGATGTCGGGGCTTTCTTCCTTCATGTCAAAAACATCGATCTTTTTAACTTAGCTAAAGAAAAATGCGATTTAAAAGATAGAGTTACAAAAGTAAGCGACTGCTTATACAAGGGTTATCAGCGCAATGGCAGGAAAGACTGGATGTCAATGGTTCTTCTCTCAGATGTCTTATCGCAGTGCAACCATTGGTTTTTGCCTTATCAAGAATACGACCTTCCTATTGAAAAGGTTCAAGGGTAATTGCGGAAATCACCTGTGCCTATATAACTCAGCCCGTCATTGTAAGGTTCAATAAATAGTCCAGTTGTTACAGGAGAAGATCCAGTCCAGCCTTCGTATCTGTCATTAATATTCTTGTTATATTCCCTAATTAAGTGTTGAGAGTCCCATTCTTTGTTAGCTTGGCCACTCAAGAGGTACATGCCTGTGACTTCAGCTCTAAAGTCCGCCCAGTCTCCTGATGATACTGATGCGTTGGAGTGTATTTCACTTAATAATTGTTGAGGCATACTTAAATTTACACTTTTTTTATTAATCTTGAAAAAATCTCTTGACCATAGCTAAGTACCGTCTAGGATTAGCTCCAAGCTCTTATGGACATTCATTGCTATCGCCTGGGTAACGCCACATTATCCCTTTGCGCTTTTATAAAATTATGAGAATTACGCTATTGAAAATTGAATGTTTATTTTTCAGCGCCTTGTTTGGTCTGACGTTTGGTGTTGTGCTAGCCGTGGTTAGCTGCGTGAGCGTTTTTGTAAAAGTCCTTGTAGCTTTTCCAATTCAGTTGTATCACATAAGAATGCAAGATCGTATGCGGAAGCAATTGGAGGCGTTAAACGCGGAGCCAGATGATATTTGGGATAGACATATCCAGAGAATGGAAAAAAATAAAACAGAAATAAACAATGAAGAACTTTGAAACATTAGTAGAGAAAGTGGTAGTTTGGGCAGATGAGCGTGGCATCTTTGATGCTGCTGATCCTTTGGCCCAGTTGGATAAAACTCAGGAGGAGTTGGATGAAACAATAGAGGCGGTTAAGCAATCGGGATTTGACAACCCAGAGAAATATTGGTTAGAAAAGCCAGAAGTGGTTGATGGTATAGGAGATATGTTGGTGACGATTATCATTGCGGCTAAGATGATGGGATTAGATCCTACTTATTGTTTAAATGTGGCATATGACGAGATCAAAGATCGGACGGGTAAGATGGTGGGCGGTAAATTCATAAAAGACCAATAAAGATGAATACAAAACAATTATTAAAATTGCATGAGGATACGTGCAAATCGTGTCGAGCAATAATGGAACAAAAAAACAGTGATTATACTGGCGGCAAATCATCTACAGACCCTTTCGCCAATTTCAATGCTTCATCTATCCTCGATATTCACCCCGTTCAAGGGCTATTATTGCGGGTGATAGACAAGATCCAGCGAATCCGTAGCTTTACTAACGACAAAGAACTAAAGGTTAGTAATGAATCAGTAGAAGATGCATGTGATGACATCGTTAACTACGCTATTTTAGCTAAGGCTATGCTGATGGAAGAAAGATCCCAGATCGAACGTAAGAAAACTAAATAAATGATTGTAAATCTAGATCCAGACGAAGTTTTAATATGCGAACAATTAGGTAGGATGAGGTCGATCATCGCCCGAAGCTCTGGCGTTAAAGATGCGAAGGTCGGTAATCATGACGGTAGTGAAGCTGATGTCATGGGTATGAAGGCTGAGTATGCATTTGCTAAACAATTTAATACTTTCCCCGACTTAGGGTTAACTCCTCGTAGCGGAAGCGCAGATGGTAAGTTGAAAGGTTATGCCTACGATATAAAATCTACAACTTACAAAAATGGTAGACTTTTAGCTACAAAAAAATTCAATGCTGACGTTGATATGTATGTCCTATGCATAGTTAACAACTCTGAAGTAGATATAAAAGGTTATGCAATGAAGAGCGAGTTGGTCCAGACCTCTAATCTCAAGGATCTTGGCCATGGGGAAGGGTATTGCTTAGACCAAAGCGAATTAAAAAGTTTCAAATAAACGTCGAAAGACCCAGATCGAACAAAATAGAAACAAATAATGAAACCCCCGCCACCATCTGTTAGACCATCGATACAATTCATAGCCGCGATTACTTCTGGTGTCGCTGGATTCTATGTGTTGAAATTCCTTTTCGAACTATTTACTTAAATAAAGAAATGAAACAAAAACCCGAATTCGATTTCGATATCGACCCTGAGCAAAGAGAAAGATTAACGGAACTCTTTGGCTCGCCAGACAATAAACAGTGGGCTGATTTTACAGCTAAGCCAGAGAAGGAGTCTCTATTTTCTAGATTAAAAAAGAGATTCAAAAAGAAAAAACAGGATGAACGCTGAAGAAAAGCTTTTTTTAATTAAAAAAGCGGCAGAAACAATCCGCCAGATCGACATAGATAGAAATCGCGAGAAGATGAGAGTCTACACCGACATTAAAAAACAATTAAATGTCGAGGTAAAATCTCCATCCAAAGTCATCTTGATAGAGACGTATTTGTGGGAGTATGTCATGCTTGGTTTAAGATCTTACGAATATAGTATCGAGAAAATATTGAAAGAAGATCTTGACAGTAACGATTAATTGATGTAGGATTCTTGCGGATATGAATATATTTGTTACAGATAAAGACCCATACCAAGCAGCGAAAAACCTTTGCGATAAGCATGTTTCTAAGATGGTGGTAGAAACTGCTCAAATGTTAGCTAATTGTTTCTCCCTTGAGGTCTTGGCTGGCTGCGATTGCCCAAGGACTCAAAAAGGCAATTCTCGCAAACACTCCTACGCCAAACACCCATGCACTATCTGGGCGATGAAGAACAAATCTAACATGATGTGGCTAATTCGTCATGGTATGTCTATGGCTAAAGAGAAAAAGTTCCGCACTGAGAAGGAGCATTTTTCTGAGAGGTTTATTCTGTGGTGTATGTCGAATACGCATCGATCTACTGTCGTAGCTGGGTCTCTTACGGAATTTGCCGTGGCTATTAACGAAAATCAAAAATGCAGGACGCACCCTAACTTTGAAAATCTTTCTGTTGTAGAAAAATATAGGGAGTATTATAACTACGATAAGTCTTACTTCGCTAAGTGGACGAAAAGAGATGCCCCGAATTGGTATTCTCCAATGTAAAAAATCTGATCATCAAGATAACACAATGAAAATAGGGGTTTTAATGTGGTATGACAGCGATATAGAGTCTTATGGAGATAACTGTTATAAGATAAATAAAGTTTATTGCAAAAAGCACGGTTATGATTTAATCAAATCATCAGAAAGAGTTTATGGATCTACCTTACCTTTTAGAAAACCTCACTGGGAGAGATACCCCCTTATACTTAAACACATAAAAGACTATGATTACGTCATTTGGATCGACGCTGATGCATTCTTTTATAATATATCTCCCCCGATAATTGATTTAATTAATAAATATAAAAAAGAAATTTTATTTAGCGAAGATGATAACCCTTTAAACCCTCCAGCAGTAAATTCAGGAGTTTTAATCCTTAAAAATACAGAACGAGTCATAAATATAATAGAAAAGTGGGCTTATTCAGAGGAATTAAAAGATAAGTATTGCGGCCATAAATTAGTAGATGGTTATCTATGTCCAAGAATGAATTGGGTAGAAGATCAAGCTATTGTCAGGGGGTTTGTTAAAGATAATGTTGATAATATAAACGAAATATCAAAACTTATGCCCTATCTAGAGCTACAGCACTATAATGTGTCAGAAAGGAATTTTTTTGCCAGACTTAAAAAGACTCCATATATTTTTCATTTAGCTGGTGAGCATAAATTTAGACTAAAAGAATCAAAAGGATATCTTGATAAACTCCGTAGTGTAGGACATAATATATAGATCTCTAAGCAATGTGAGGGAGTTTCCTCTTGACTTGGTGTCTTTTTTAAACAAAAATAAAAACATGGATAAAGAACAACAGTGCAAAATAGAAATCGAAGAGATCAATGTGCTTATGCGCCCAATGCTCGCAGAGCTAAAGAAGCTGCGAGATATTAAAAGACCTATTACAGAGAAGCTAAGAACTCTCTCTCGACAACGGGAGAAGGACGTTAGAGATGAACGAAAGAAATTAAAAGCAGAGCAATCTATTAAAATAATTCATTTGGTTGTCGGCGGGATGTCGCTCTGCGAAGCCAAGGAATCACTTGGTCTTAGTAAATATGTTGTAAGAGACTTGCAAGGTGCTTGGTTTAAGATACAATATGGTGTTGAATCGACTAATCACTTTAGTTGCCCAACTTGGCAAATAACCAAAGACATAAAAGAGCAAGGCATGGAGGCGGCTCTTCAACAGCACAAACCAACATTAGAATTAGGATGATTTGGTTACGGAGTCGATGTTCTAACAAAACTTAAATGAAGAAAAGAAAAAGAGAATTCCGAAGCTCATCGACATGCTTCGGAGCTATGGACACAGAACCTCTTATAAGAGGAGCCAAGTTATCTTTATTGATTGCGGTAGTGCCAGTCGCACTTATTTACTTGAGCATCAGAACTTTCCGTTCGAAAAGAAATCGTAGAAATATTAAAAATAATTCTTGACTTGTTCAAGGACATAGTGAATTCTACGAATAGAACGTTCTCAATAGTCGAGGGCTAACCAAAAAAACTAATGAACAAAATATTAAAAATATCATTCGCCCTTTTAATTATCAGCCTCCTATTTAAATTCGGGGTAAAGATGTATGTGAATAGAGGGGCCGATTACCCCGAAGGTCCGACTGTAAACGGCGAAGAGTTGTTCGTTGATATCAAGACGAATACCTTCTACAGCGCCCCTGATATTATAAAAAACAATTTATTTTCTGGCACTTCTATCCGATATCATATCAATGGAGAAATTTCAGCTAAAGCAGGGATTTATGAAGGTAAACTTCATGGCCCTTTCGATAGCTGGTATGAGAATGGTGAGAAGCAAATATCTCTCATTTGGATAAATGGTGAGAAGTTCCGTAGGTTTAGAGCTTACCGCTCTAATGGAGACAGAATCGAAGGAGATGGTAAGGAGTTAGGGCGTAAAGTATTCTCTGGTGAAATGGTGTTAGATTAGAAATACGCTTATGAAAATTAAAAAGATTTTAAAATTTAAAATATTTCACCCGACACAATGGGCTGTGCGTGAGAAATCTACTTTTCGACCTGAAATTCTTAACCCTCCCACATGGAGAGAGAAGCAGATAAACAATGCAAAGATAGATAGAGAGTATGAAAGCCTTGTGAAGGCCGAAGGGCCAGTAGAAAATGTGTCTTGGGTAGACAAATACAATAATGATTTTAAAACAAACAATTAAAAAAATGAAACAAAATACATATTCATCATTAGCAGAAACTTTAAGTTCTGAATGGGACGGGCGATTTATTAGAGGCATGAGTAAGGCCGTCAATGGAGGAGTCTATACAATTCAAGATCATAAGACTGCGACTTACCTTCGAAACCCCTCGCTATGGTGTGCGGACGTAGTTAGTGAGTTGACTGCTATAAGCCCTTGGAACTCTGAACATAAAAATAGAGTAGGAGGAACGTTAATCACCAAAAGACATATTATAACGTCTGCTCATGCAGCTTTATCTATATCTTCTGTCCCTCTAATCGTTAGATTTGTAGATGCCGATAGTAATGTCCACACTAGAACAATTATTGGATCTAAGACATCTGACGATTGGGCCAGAAGAAACTTATCTGATTTCAGAATTTATACTTTAGATTCGGATCTTCCTGATTCAATCAAGCCGTGTAAGATTCTTCCATCGAATTGGAAGAATTACTTACCCGACCTTAATGATACTCGCCCTCCACAGTTAGTTTTAGATCAAGAAGAAAAAGCTCTTGTCGCTGATTTAAGAAGGGTTGATACTAAGCTCTCTTATGGAGCTTACCCTATTGACACTAACCGCCAAATTCTTTCTGAACCTCTTATTGGCGGTGACTCAGGAAATCCTGCCTTTTTTATTGTTGATCCAAATCCTGAAGATTCTAATGTCAGCTCACAGTTAGTTCTTAACTATGTTCTCACATTTGGCGGGTCAGGATCAGGGAGTTCACTAGCTAGTAGTATCTCTCTTTTGAATTCTGCGATTGCTGGAGCTGATGCTGACGCTAGTCTTAGGTTAGGGGAATCGATTAATACTGGGTATACAGTCACTGAAGCTGACTTCTCTTATTATACTGACTACAGCCCCTTTCCTAAAGAAGAGATTGTCCTTAAGCCAGTCGGTGTCGGGACGACCAGTCCTGAACCAGTCGGTGTTGGGACGACTACCCCTGAACCAGTCGGGGTTGGGACGACTACCCCTGAACCAGTCGGGGTTGGGACGACTACTCCCGAACCAGTCGGGGTTGGGACGACTACTCCCGAACCAGTGGGGTTTGAGATCCTTGATTTCAGCGAAGAAGAAATTTATATCGATAAGGAGGTGGAGCCTACTCCAGAACAGTTGAATATGAGTTTAGAGAAAAAAGAAATTTATCTTCTAGCCGCAGGAGCTGTAATCCTCTTGTTTATTTTAAAATGGACTGGGTTCTTTTCGTCTATGAGTAAATACTTAGATAACGGACTTTAATTTTCAATGCGCTTGTAGCTCAGTGGTTAGAGCAGGGGTCTCATAAACCCTTTGTCACTGGTTCAAATCCAGTCGGGCGCACCAATCATATAGAAAACATGGACAAAGAAGTGGCAGCGGAACTAGACGATAAAGCTTACGCTTGTGCGGAGTTTATCCAAAAACTAAGCAAGGTTCAAGACGATCATTTTGAAGAGCTTTATAAAGAAGCTCAAATGAAGGGTTGGTTTAAAGGCTTTGGAGTCGATAAGGACGGCGTAGATGAAGCAAGGGATTGGCTGTTTGATTATTGCTTCAATACAGATGGCACTCAGTTATTTAGTGAGTATTGCAGTGCAGAATGGATAAAGATATGAAAATTTCAGAAATAGAAGTCAAAGAACATGTTAATGGGGAATTGTATTTTGATTTACCTGATGATCTTTTAAACAAATTGGATTGGGAAGAAGGCGATCAGATAAAATTCATCGAACAAGATGGAGGGTTTCTACTTAAGAAAGTTAAATATGAAAGCATTGAGGTCAATTTTGACGATGAAAAATTATTTACATACATGAAACACGCCCATGAAGCAGGTTTAAGTTTTAATAATTGGATTGAAGGAGTTTTGACGAAGTTGATCGAGCATACTGATTAATTTATTATGAGAGAAGACTGGGATGTAGTAGTAGCTTTTAGTAAAGCGAATAATAAAGGAACTAAAGTCCAATTTGATAATGGTCCCTATGAAGGCATGGCTGTTAGCGACACACCTTTAGAGTATTTGCTTTATTTAGAGAGGGAAAAAAAATATTACCCCAGACATAACGCTCAATTAAATATTCTTACTAGCTGTATAGATAGTATACAGACTAAAACATATGGGAAAGGACATTTAGAGGAAGATTAAAGTCAAAAACCCCCAGATCGAGTGACATTTTGCCAAATAAGGCATGATAAATTAATAAAAAAAGAAAAAAATTAATAAAAAAGTTTTAAAAAGATTTTTAATTTAATAAAAAGTTTATTTTTCTGCGATCATGAGTAAAAATATAATATTAAAAAGAGAATCTGGGAAATGGGTTATAATTTTTGGTAAGTATAAAGAAGAGTGCCTGAAAAATGTCCCGACTCACTACTTGCAATGGATTTTAGATACTATCGAAGACTTAAGTATAAAAGAATTCAATTTAATTCGTGGCACTATTGGTGGAAGAAGAGGGCAAATGTCTAAATACCAAAGAGAGAAAAAATACAGATGAAATCACTTAGAAGACCAGCAGTTTATCGGGGTGTTACTTATCCTGAGTATGAAATAGATTTTTATACCTCACAAGTTTACAGCGTTAGGTATAATGATAAGGTTTTGAAGACCACATCAAGGCCGTTTAGTAGTTACTTGAGTGTAATCCCTTATTTAAATTATAAACCGACATATATCGGGGTTCATTCATTAATGGCAGAAACATTTTATGACCTTTTACCTAAATCGCCTTTAGTATCTTACTATGGCTTGCTAGTAGGCAGAAACAAACATATTTTAAAGACTCCGACAGAGTTTACTTTCATCTGTAATCAAGTATGTCCCGATCATATCGATGACGACCCAAGCAATAATCACCATAGCAATCTAATGATTGTTACTCAAACAGAGAATAATCTGAAGAAAAGACCACACAAAAGAGAATGCGATAGTTCATACAAGGGAGTAACAATTGATAAGGGAAGTTTTAAGGCTAGAATATTTACAAGGAATACAATAGATCAAAATGGAAAAGCTTTTGGCTTGTCAAAAAACCTTAAAACAGAAGAAGAAGCGGCATTAGTATATAATATAATACTAGAAGAGTCTTTGCTTACTATTTGGGGGGGGAATTTGGGGCCAAAGATGTATGATTTGGCCTATAAGAATGTAATTAAGGCTCCTATCCGACAAGAACTAACCCTATAATAAGAATTTAAATTCAAAAAAAGGCAAAAAAAGGCTTGCACGGGGTCGGATCGTTGATATAATGCTTGCGTATGAACGAAACACCCAAAAGAAGAGGTCGGCCCCAAGGCTCGACATCATTTGTCAAAGTTAACCTTAACCACTTGGTCAGCCAGCTAGGTAAAGAGACAGCTATTGTAGTCTCTAAGAAGTGGATCGATGGTCTTACAGAGCTTGGTCTATGGAATGAGCCTAGTAATAACCCAGTCAAGATTACTGCTATGCCGACTCCAGCTCTAGAAGAGCCTGAAGCTAAAATCCAGTTCTCTATTAACCGATTCGAAGATTAATCTTATGAGCAAAATTAAAATGTTTGAAGGTTTGGTCGGGCAGAAAGCAATTAAAACTCGTTTAGGGTTTTATACAGAGGCTCAAAAGGCTACAGGGACACTCCCTTTTCTTTTGTTCAATGGAGCAAAGGGATTAGGTAAGACAGAATTCGCCAAGTCATTTGCTAAGTCGCTAGGTAAGCCATGTATAGAGATCAATTGTTCCACAATTCGAAATGCTGAGCAGTTTTTTGATCAAGTATTCATCCCAGCTATTCTAGATAGAGATGTTACTGTTCTTTTGGATGAGGCTCATGCGCTACCTAAAGATTTGGAGAATGCTTTTCTGACTATCTTTAATGTGGAGGATACTAAGACCAAACGATTTGAATTCGGTGAGTCTAGTTTCTTGTTTGATTTCTCTAGGCAGACCTTCTTGTTCGCAACTACGGAATCAGATAAATTGTTTGCTCCTTTTAAGGACCGTCTAACCCAGTTAGACTTTGAACCATACAGTGGCGCTGAGCTTGGTGCAATCATTAAAAAGAAACTTAGTTGGGTGACATTCGAAGACGGCTTGATCGAGGATATATCTGAGACTGTCCGTGGCAATGCTAGATCTGCAATCAAAAGAGCTTTGGAAGTCAAGGCGTATGCAGAAATCAATAATAAATCTACGTTCTCTAGAAAAGACTGGAACAAATTACGTGATCTACTAGGCATCATGCCATTCGGTGTCAATGCTACAGAGCTTCAAGTAATGAGGATTCTCAAGGAGAGGGGCGCTTGCACCCTACAGATGCTTTGCGCTGTTACTGGAATGTCAAGAACTGCCGTTCAGAAAGATGCTGAGATTCACCTATTGAAGAATGGATTCATGAAGATAGACGGTAAGAGAGAAATCACTGGTAAAGGTATAAAAGTATTAGAAAGAATAAGTTAATGGCACAAAATAAAAAACAATATAAGCTCCCTTCCAAGATTTTGATTGGGGGTATGGAATTTAAAATCATTTTAAAAGAGATCGAAGACTTCGGTGTGATGGATTTTGATGCAAGAATTATCTGTATTAGAAAGTCCTTGACAAAGGAGGAGCAGCTAGATACTCTTCTGCATGAAGTTCATCACGCGGCCCTTAGCGTCAGCGGCGTATGCAACGTCCTTAATGATGATAATCTAGAAGAAGCATTAGTTAGGCTAGTAGAACATATGGTCGTTCCAATCATAAAGGAAGAATATAAAAAGTTCATTAAAAGAAAATGAAGAGTAAAATACTAGTAGTAAAAGATAAAAGAGATGATACTAAGACCGTGTGTTGGCTTGGGGACGATACATTCTCTGAAGATATTAAACACTTCAACCCAGAAGACCCTGCGGACTTCGACCTAGCGTCATTAGACGGAGCCGTATCCAGATACTTTGAAATGAAGGAGCTTACAGAAGCAAATGATTTGATTGGTAAGCTTGTAGACGGTATAGAGATCAAAGAAATTACATTCACCCACGAAATTCAATGAAAGCAAAAATAAATATAACAGAAACGATGCTCAATAAGAGTATCATCGATGCAAACAAATCGGTTTGTGAATTGGCCAAGAAGTTTGATTTTGATTATTCAGAAGCAGAATGCGGGACAAAGCATTTGGTTTCGGGTAAGTATCCTGATGGAACCGAAGCTAAAGTTACATTCTATAAGGCTAAGACTAGGGGAGATAAAAGAATATCTATCACTAAGTTAAAGCACCAGACCCAAGCAGGTGATGTAGTCACACTAAAGGGGTTCAGAGGAGCCATAAAGATTCTGATCAATGAAGATTAAAGTTTCTTTTACTAAGGTAGTTGAGGCTGATTCTGTAGATGATGCTTACACAAAGGTATTGGGCTGTCTTGATGGTTTAATTGGGTCAGAAGAGTTTAAAGCTATCGATGCACACCTTGATAGTGAGGAATCTCCACCTTGGCCTTGGACAAACCCCGTCATCTCCACGTTAACCCACGATAAGACCACATACAAGAGAGGTAACACCGAATTCACAGAGATGAACGGATTTGTCTTTGAAGACTTAGGTGGACACTCTGGCTATGGTGAAGGATCAATAGAAGACTGGACAGATACAGATTAATGAAGCAGCATAATAACAACTTATTGTTTGATATCTTAGATACCTTGTCTGAGGTGGAATGCCTACTAGGGGACAGAGAACCCGAAGTGAAAGAAAAACTACGTCAGATGAATCAACGTATAATTCACAATGCACGTAGCGAAGAAGAATCAACTGATGAGCCTTACGATTTATTTAAGTAACTATTTGTAATTACTTATTACTTTATTTACCTTACTCTTTGTATACCATAACCATATAGATATACATAGGGGATTATATCAAAGAAATCATTGTAGGTATCAGGAAACAGAAGAAATTGAGGATTTTAGATCAACTACTCCTTTTTAATTATTTAAATACCTTTTTTAATCATTTAAAACATTTTAAAACCATCATGGACCAAGTTCAAGCATCAGTCGTCATTTTAATATCCCTTTTATTCTTGCTTTATTTGATGGAATGAGTTAAAGGATGCGTAGCCCAACTGGTAGAGGCAAGCGACTTAAAATCGCTCAAGTGCGGGTTCGAATCCCGCCGCATCTACTTCTTTACATTCAGCTTTCATTAGGCGCTGCTGGGAGATGCTCGGCGGCGTAGAGATCTCCCTAATGAGAGTTGAATATAGGGAAGACTCACAATTCGCTAATCGGTGTATTTTATCTAAGCAAGCAAATAAAACAAAATGAAAGAGAAACAAAGAGAGTTCAATTTCAAGGGAGACAAAAAGACAGACTACGAAGTGTTCAGTGAATGGTATCGCGCATGGCGAAAGAAACAAGATGTAAAGCCCAAAGAAAGAGATCGGAAGAGATCGGAAGAGATTAGCCGCAAATAGCCGCAAATAACCGCAGGTCAACTGAAAGACCCCAAATAAACACAATACCCCAATGGCACGATTGCGTGGCACGATTAAACCTTTTGGCGCGATTACGTGGCACGATTAATAGGCCATCCAATAACACCCAATAACAGCCAATAACTGCAGGTCAACCGAAAGAGCGTAAATAAGCGATTAGCCGCGTTTCTGCAGGTCAAGCGAAAAGCCGCAAATAAACGATACGCCGAAGCACCAGAATCTTTTCGTGTTTTTCGCAGGTCAAGAGAAAAACCCTAAATAAACGCAGGTCAACCGAAACATTCTAAATAAGCGATTAGCCCAGATCTAAACAAACCCCAATAAATAAGCATAACGCATAACCGCAGATTTTATTTCACTTTAACAGTAACCTCCGAAAAAACGCTGTAAGTCGTTGATTAGTAGTGAGTTACGGGGGTCGCCCCGCCCGTCCGCCGTAACCCGTTGATACTCAACGAGTTAGGAGGGTTTTATGTTGTCAAGTTATTTCATTCTTCTTCTTCAAGTAAAGGTCGTTCTTTACCCTTGTTTAGTTCATAGACATGCCTTCGAATATATTGTCGAAATTCAACTAAAGAATCCATCATTTCTCTTCTTTCGTCTATAGCATCGGAGAAAGCGTTTTCTCCTAAAGGATAGTAGTCTCTCGCATGAAAAGTGAGTTCCTTCATGGCCGACTGTGCTTTGCATAATGCCTTATAGAAATCATAGTATTCTCTTCTCAGCGTTGTCTCTCCCGTGCCGTTTAGATGGACCATCGGGAATGTTATTTCTTTATTCATAATTATTTTCTGTGAATTTGCGTGAAGCCGAACTTTTCAAAAACTTCGGTCAGCTCCTTTGCACCGTGTAACGATAAAGGAATACGAGTTTTCTTCTTATCAAAATCCCATTCAATGGAATATTCTAAGCCTTTATAGCTAAATTCAGGCTCCTCCCTTTGAACACTAAAGGTCTTGTCGAAGTGTCCTGTTAGTTTAATTGTCTTTATTTTGTTCATCTTTTAATTTTTGTAATTCTTTCTTTCTGTCTTTCTGTTCGTGGAACCAAGAGGAACCATACTTTATATTTCTAGATTCAAAGAATCTATCGCAAGCATCGCCAACGATGCGCCCTGTATTTGAGGGAATGACATCATACATGCCGAAGTTTCCTTCGGACGATTGTTGTATTATTTCTTTTCTCTCTATCGCTTTTTCGAGCAATGAGTCGTGTTCTATTTTGGCCTGTCTAACCGAATTTGTTCTTTTCATATTATCTATCTCTATCTAGGATGAGTATTAAACAAGCGATCAAAGTTATAAAAAATTCTGTCATGTCTTAAGGTTCAACTACAAAGCCCGTTTCGTCTTTCTTCGCAAGACCTTTTTCAATCAATCCAACGACTACGCCTTTAGGATCTTTAAAGCGTAGATCGTTCTCATCTCCATTTACAACGGGATATCCAAGGTAAGTTTTGGGGAGTGAACCACGGAAAACAACCGCGACGTTCCCACCTAACGAAAGAATCTTTTTTACTCTGTTGTCGCTAGTCTCTTCGCTACGAGAGAAGGTGAGATGATAGTTGTCAGGCATTTTGCCATCAAGCCAAGCCCTCATTCTATAGAAACCCTTTGTGTAATCATAAAAATTTACATTGGGGAACTCTTCAATCATATTTGTTTTGCTAGCCTTGCGGACATTCTCCCAAGGAATATCCGAGGTGAGGTTAAGACGAAAGCAGGGAGTGAGGTTTTTCTTTCCTGCGCTGATGATTGCTTTGCCGATTTCAATTCTAAGATCAGACATAAAACCGAAGTTATCCTTAAAGAACCTTTGAGTCTTTGCGATTCTAGAACTTTGCACGTTAGACATGCAACCGCGTCCCGCAGTATCCAAGCAAGCGGCACGGCATCCCGCACTTGACCATTGGCAGACGTTGAATCCTGATTTGTTAGCAGGGGAGAGATGGAGACCGAAAGTTCGGAATCCAACCTTTTCACCCTTGAGTGTTTTGGCATTGCCTTGATTTAGTAATTTCATCTTTTTTTTGTGTTACCAATTTGAAGAATAGCAAATTTCTTTTCCAAGTTCAAGATGGATTCTCGCATCTTTTATGAATTGCAAAGTGATTTCTTTTTTATGTTTATCTAGGCTTGAGTCTTCGCCAAAGAAGAAACCTTCTGTCTGTGGCAAGCTGTCAGATTTAACGACAGATTCCAAAAGGTCGATATCTACGGCAGAGAGATGAATATCTTGACAGTTGAACGTTCCTTTACCACCGCGAAGGCGAAAAAGGTTTTCCATCCATCCTTGAAGAGCATTGTGTTTTCTCCAATAAGCAAGATCCACAAAGTGTTCCTTTAAGCCTTTTTTTTCTATCGCATAAGCGTTTTGATCTAATCCCATAACAAAAGTATTCTGGCAGGTTTTGGCCTAGGCTCAAGCCTATTTTAATTGTTTTTAATTATTTTTTAGTGCTTGACTTCCGCAGATTAAACACTAAGGAAAAAAGCTGCGTAACTCACTGAGCGACAACGAGTTAGGCGGATCGGGCGGGGCGACCGCGCTAACTCCCTGATACTCAACGACTTAGAGAGTTTTTATTGTAACCTAGGCAAACAAAAGCCTCGCTTCCGATTAAGGAAAGCGAGGCTGTTTATTTTCTTGACAATCAGGCGGGTAAGACTAAAGCGGATTCTTTATCCTCCTGAGTGATGATCTCTGGAGAGTGATTCGCGAACTTATCGAAGACGGATTGCATACGCATCGTGCGATCAGCAAGCTTTGTCAAGTCGCTACCTTTCAGGTTTTCAGTGACGGAATTATAAAGACTCCAAAGAGAACCCCCTTTAAACTCTTCGTGGCGAGGATTGCGGAATTCTTCAACAGCTTTGTAAATGTCACGGGCGGGGAAAGCCTTAGAATCTACAAGTTGAACAATCATTGAAGCGGCATCTTCGACAGCTGTTTCTTGATAAGCTGAAATGCGCTTGCTCATATCTTGCCAGTGGGAAGTCACGCGAGCGACCGCAGAAGATAAAACGCGAGGCAAGTCGCCTAGAATGTGAGTCGTGTGACGGCGAGCGAGCTTGATGTCAGAAGAGAAACAAAGGTTATCACAAACCATCATTTTGTTTCCTACCGCAATTGAAGCGGCGAAAGACTTGTCATGAGCATTCCGAAGACCTAACACGATCTGACGATCAGTTCCAGTAACGTCTTTCCCTTTAAGGGCGAATCCTCCGAAGTAGCGCAAACCACCACGGGCAAGAGCATGTTCCTCTTCAGTCACTTCAAGACCTGCGATGTTAAGAGCTTCGCGAGTCATCTTCACTAAGTTGTGATGAGGGATAGGGGTGTGGGATCTAGTTCCTTCTGGAGTTTGAACGCCAGCGAGTTGTTCCGAATTGACTTTGTTTTTTGCGTAGATAAGCATAGTAGTAATGGTTTTTTTGTTTGTGAGAGTTTGTCTCTCAACTGGGGAGATTATAGCAGAAAATGATTTGTGGACAAGGGCTTTTTTAATGTTTTTTAATCTTTTTTTTGTAGGTCAGGACATTTTGAGCCAAATAGCGCAGGTCAGGTCATTTCGCGCCAAATAGAAAGAAAAAGCTTTACTTGCCCCGATTTATAGAGTAGAGAGAAAAACGCTGTAAGTCACTGATACTCAACGAGTTACGGCGGGGCGCGGGGGCGACCGCCCTAACTCACTGTCAATCAATGAGTTAGGAGGTCTTTTTAAGTTTCAGGAGTGAGTCGAGGCGGCATGAGCTATTTCTAGGCTCTCGGCAATTTCGGCGGCTCCGCCTTCCGCTTTGCGAGAAGGGAGTTGCTGCCATCACTAAGCCACACACCGTAATTATTGGCAGTTGAGATATTGGCGATATGATTGATGCGTTTCGTTCTTGGGCGCATCGCCTCAAAATACGCTATCTGAGCCTCTTGTGCTTCTAGTGCTGTCTCGCCTTCTCTGATGTAAAAATCACTCAGGGGCATGTCGCGAGCATTCTCTGTCATTGAATCCACGAACGAGTCTGCAGCTGAATGCCATGCACGTAGTAATACGCGATCCTCCAAAGGGAATATATCATTGTCTTGTTCAAATTGGGAGATATCATAAGCAAAGTCAGCAAGTGTTATTACCTCGCCGCAAGACATATTCTTCTCATTCATCATTTGCTCTATCTCTTCGTTGGTCTCAATGTGTTTCATCAGGGGGAATATAAACAATAAATCTCCTTTGGGCAATACTTTTTTAATTGTTTTTTTGTAGGTCAGTATATTTTAGAGCAAATAGAGAGTGACTGTGATAATCGGTCATTTGACCGATCATTCAGAAAAACGCTGTAAGTCACTACTACTCAACGAGTTACGGCGAGGCGCGGGGGCGACCGCCCTAAGTCGCTGCTAATCAACGAGTTAGGAAGGTTTTATTAAAAAGAAAAACCCGCCCCCTTTCGGGGACGGGCTGAGTTTAATACTTTACTTGCTATGGAGTTTGTGCATATCAAAGAAAAGTCTCTGCCAGCAGTTAGCTTTCCTTTTAGAGATTCCTACCATATTACTAGCTTGATAAGCAACAGTGGCGGATTCAAATTCAATCCACTTTTTTAGCTTGTCTTTTCTTGGGTGACTACCACCTATACCCCAAACACCATTTTTGATAGCGTCTTTAACTGTATCGATATCATACGATCCCCCTAAACCTCTATCTTCTATAGAGTCTAACAGGAATTGAGGTAATCCAGACCACATTTGCATTCCGAACTTCTTTTCACCTTCGATCTCATCTCGGAAAACATAATCAATTATCTTGATAGTGTCTTCCATGACTTTTTTAGTAATGGCGACTTTCTCTTTCGATTCCAACAATCTGTTTTTTAACATAGTGTTAATAGCAGCTAAGGTTTGGCCGTGTAGTGCTGCGACACTAGATCCAAGATCAAGAGCTTTCTGCTTTGTCGGGTTCAATGGATTATAACCAAGCTCTTTAAAAAGTTTGATTGCCCCATGAATGTTCTCAGGATCATCTTCTTTAAGCCTAGTAATCGCTTCAGCCTTACCCCAGAATCTAGCGTTTACTTCCCATTGACTTTTCGTCCTTGGGTCATTAGCTCGCAAGCACCTTGTGATTGATGCTAGTGTATTAACTACTCTGCAATCAATGACCTTATGAGGAGAGGCGCAAATTCTATGCTGACCATCAGTGATTTGAGGATAGTATTTACCTTTATATTCGTGCAGATAAACGTTAGGCAAATCACAATCATCATTATCCCAATTGTCTGAGATATTTTTGATTTGTTTTCTGTTTAATGCCCTTTGGAAGCCATCATCGATTCCGATGTTTTCCTTGTTTATCTGCATTATATTATAGATCCCTACCTTTTGGACCTGTGGAGCCTTGGATAGAGGTTTCGCCATGAGGTTATACTCTGGCACTGCTTTGTGGGAGTCCTTATAGAACTCTGTCTTTGTTTTCTTCGTGTTCATAACTATATTATTTGCTGTTATTGGTTTGATGCCCCCGAATCAGTTGTTCATCAGCGACATGCACAGTGTAACAGGATCTCACTTGTGTGCAACATCTTTCTGCCTTTTTTTTGCTTTTTTTTTATTTTAAATGCAGGTCAGGACATTTCTCCTTAATACGTAGGTCAGAACATTTCGAAGCAAATAGATATAACCCCCTGAGCGCCAACACTTTACGGGCCTCAAAAAAACGCTCTAAGTCACTGATACTCAACGAGTTAGCGCGATCCGCCCCGCCGCCCCGCCTAACTCACTGATACTCAACGAGTTACAGCGTTTTTCCCCTTAGTGTTTCCCGCTCAAGAGTCAAGCAAAAAAGAAATTCTTTTTTTCTTTACAGGCAAAAAAAACCCCTCGCTTTCGGAAGTAATCAAGACCGAAAACGAGGGGAAAAGCCAACCTCCCGACCAAAGGAGGCTAGCAACACACACACATTAAAAAACTGATTTGACCATCCGAGCAGCCGTCTTGATTTTCCCGTCCACCTTGGAAATCCCCGCAACGTGAATTGTGCGGAATTTAGACTTGCCGCCATCATCTAGATCGCGGGTCTTCACTTTGAGGTAGCGACGATTCTCGACGGAGGAGAAAGCATCGGCTTGCACTTCTTCCACAAGGAACTTGCGAATGCCATCTTTCTTGATGGAAGACTCGCCTTCATTGTGATACTCGATCACGCGATTGGTGATCTTTTTGGCGAGTTGGCTGGGGGTCATTTGGTAGTATGTGTTTTTCATAACGAGGATATTTTAAAGTTTTTCGGAGAGTTTGTCAAAGATATTTTGACGATTTTCTAATTTAATTTTCTGGTCTGCTTCCCAGTCGCGAAGCTCAAGATTTCCAATGAGCGCCACGAACAGAGAGATTGCGGTGAAGAATGCTAGTGTTTTCATATTGTTATTTTTAAGCGAGGAATCTTGCGTCTTGCTCTGGCTTCTCTGGAGCGTCTGCGAAAATCTCTTCACAGTCTTTTTGGAACTGGCCAGAAATCTGAACGGTCTCATCAATCATTTTATTCCAAGAATCTTCTGCCTTGGCCATCGCTGCGAGTGCTTCCTCTGTCGTTGTCATGTCGGTATTTTAGTTGAAAATGAGGGGGGAGTCAACCCCCCTTTTAAATGTTTTTTTAGATGAGCGACCCCTGTTCGCCGTGAGAATGATACATCGTCGCGTCGCATTCGCGACAATCCCAGTCGCGATTTCTGCGACCGCCGCCCGTAGCGTCATCCCACGCCTCTGATTTTGATTTTCCATATCCGAGATACAAGTTCCCGAAATTGATGGAGGACTGACCGACGATCACGTAGTATTTGGTAGTGCTAGGCATGGGCAGATTTTACCTTAAAAATTGATTTTTTAAAAGCTTTTTCTGCATGTATTTTAATCTTTTTTTTCTGATTTAAATGCTTGACATGAGCGTCAGTTTTCTTTACGGGGAAAACCTTCGTAACTCGTTGATACTCAACGAGTTAGGGCGAACGCCCCCCCGCCCCGCGCTAACTCCCTACTACTCAGTGAGTTACAGCGTTTTCCCCCTTAGTGTTTCCCGCTCAAGCGTCAAGCAAAAAAGAAATTCTTTTTTTCTTTACAAGCAAAAAAGCTCCCTTTCGGGAGCCGATCACAGGGGCTGATCACTGATCCAGTCGCGACTGCCGATATACGGTCAGGAGATCTATTGGGGTTGGGTCGGTGTCGTAAAAAGCGGGAGTAGCCGTGAATGACAGCATCTTTCCCGCCGTCCCCCTGTATTCGTAGAAATCGGCATCGCACTCATGACAGTGTCGTGGATACCAATCGCCAGCCGCGTCCCTCCAAGCGTCTTTTTCGGATTTGCCAAAGCCAAGGAGAAGGGTTTTCCCCATGTCGGGGCCAGAGCAGGACTGAACGGTGATGACGAAGTAGCGTTGTGCGGTAGTAGTATCGGACATGCGCATATTCTAATCTAGAAACGCAGAAATCAAAAGCTTTTTCTGTATGTATTTTAATCTTTTTTTTGGCATGGAAGCAAAAAAGCCTCCCTTTCGGGAGGCTTTGAAGCTAGTTAGCATTATCGAACAAGCGCACCGCAGTGGGAAAGGGACGAGATGCCGTCGAAGCGCAGAGTCTTCCAGACTTGCTTTTCGCTCTTCTTATCGTCGCTCTTATCGATAACTTTACAGACTGCGAATCCGTCACCGATGCGGTCGATGCTTTTGAGGATATACTTGCGGGTGTTGCCGCTGTTGGATGTGGTATAAGTGACACGCTTATTGATTAGGTTAACGACGTTGAACGAGTTGGTAATGTTGGACATGCCCATATTCTACTCTAGAAACGCAGAAATTAAAAGCTTTTTCTACATAGAAAACAAATTCTTTTTCTTGTTTAAAGGCTTGACATCTTTTTCTTTGAGGAAAGTCTTGACATCGGCTTGAGTTTCCTATATGGGGAAAACCCTCGTAACTCGTTGAGTATCAACGAGTTAGGCGGATCGGGCGGGGCGACCGCGCTAACTCCCTATCGCTCAGTGAGTTACAGCGTTTTTATTTAAATGTTTTTATTTACTTTTTTCACCCTAAAAGGCTTGACGTTCTCACCGTTCTGATTTAAAATGAGGTGACACCCTGATATCAAGCAACCACCCGAAAAAGAAAACCCGCCCCCCACTCAGGGGACGGGCTAGCTATTTCTTAGAGGGCTAGCTAAACCCACGATCACTATTTATTTTACGTCTTGTAGATCGCTTAACCGTGTTTATACTCACTTGACGAAAGCATTACTTGCCATAGATGTCGTTAAGCTCATAGCTCCACTCCTTAACCATCTCAGCCTCATGCCCGTTCGGGTTCTTGCAAGCGGCACTGATCCACTTTCTGATCATGCGCTGAAGCTTTCGCATCCTATGCCATTCCATGTAATGCACACCGATGGCGAGAGGATAAGTAAGAAGAAGAAGGGCTTTGCCCTTGTTGGATTGGTCTTTGAAATTGTGTATGTTCATAGTTTCTATTGTGTTTCTGTTGGCTCTTCTTGGGCTTTTTCGGAGGCTTCGACAACTTCGTCAATCATCTTATTCCAAGAGTCTTCGGCTTGGGCCATTGCTGCTAATGCTTCTTTCGTTTCTTGTGTCATGGTCATGGTGAGATTATAGTTGAAAGGCGGGGGGATTGTCAACCCCCCTTTTAAATGTTTTTTTAGGAGGTGTAGACTTTCCAGAAGGTTTTATTTTCGTGACAAGCTTGAGTCTCGTAAGTCGCGCCCGTATAGACGGTACGACGTTGCCACTTTTGAGAGATCATATTCTGAAACTCTTCAGGGTTTTCGTCCCAGCTATTCATTACGCCAAGATTTTTGTAGGTGCTTTGGACTTGCTCTAGTGTTGCGGTCATGTCGGTATTATAGTGTAATTTTTGATTTAAGAAAAGCTTTTTCTACTATTATTTGACGGCTTAAAATCCTGTGCAATCTTAGCAATCTTGGCAGCAGCTCCACTCCCTCTCGCCCTGATATACTTCAGGAATCCAGCCAGTGCCGTTGCAGGTTTCGCAGTGACTTGAAGATTTAATGATTAATTTGGCGGTCTTATTTACTTCGGCAAAGAAGATGCGAGACCGCTTTACTGGGATGCCACCGCCGAAACGGTAAGCGAGTAATTTGCGAGCTTGCTTCTTTAGTTCTTGCTTGTATTCCTCTTGCGTTGTCATGGGGATATTTTATCACAGAACAGAACAAACAAAAAGCTTTTTTTACTATTAATTTTCTAAATATATTTTCACTTAATACTTGACACCCTCCCCCATTTCTGAAAAATTTAGTTGGGTTTTGCGTAGCATACGCGGGGGGGGAGTCTAACTTCAATTTCTCAACAGCCATACCCCCACCCATTCTTGGGCCAATCGCTGACGGGGTTATGATTTAGATTGTTTGTTTAAAAAAAAACACGCCCCCCTATAATTAATAACTAATTAGTGTAATAACAACAAATGAGTCTACCATACAGTGAATTCCCAGTCTACATAGGTCAAGTCGGGGTCGGGTCGAGTCCGCCGAATGAGGTTAACGATTATCTACCAGCCACCCAAGCGAGCGTGAGCTACAATACTGCGTCTAGTGTGAGGCGTAAATTGGGTAAGACAGTTGATGCGGCTGATCAGTTTACCTTCAATAGTGCATTATCTGCGGATATCTCTATTAGTTGTTTATTGCAATCTGGGATGGTATCGGGGTTGGATTTTTTATTGGATGCTAATCAGGATAATTTTGTAACGATGAAGTTGGGTAGTGGGATATATAACAAGTGTTACGCTAAAGATGTGTCGTTGAGTGTGAGTCCATTTGAGCCAGTGATTTTGAGTGCTAATTTTGTTTCATTAGATCCTGCTGTGGGTGGGACTATAAGTGGGAATACTAATTTTGTAGGTATAGGTAGTTCAAGTCCTAAATTAGATACTGATTTGATTGTTTATGGTCATACGTGTTCTATTATTGATAGCGAGGCTGTGTTGGGACAAGTTCAATCTCAAATAAATTTCAGCAGAGCATACACCCGCACCCCAATTTACGGGTTAGGTTCGGTTAATGCGTCTTCTATGTTATTGGATGGAGTGGAGGAGGAGATATCTGTATCGTCTACAGGTTTAAATAGCTTGATAGGATTTAGTGGGGAAGCATTGACCAATACTTTACAGGTTAAATTAAACATGCAGGGGAGTGTTGGCGTAGGGGTATCAAGTCCTATTGATGATTTGATTAAATTCCCTGCTGGCGCGAGAGTTTTGACCGAATCGTATTCGGCTCAAGGAGGGGAGACAATTAAGACTACAGCTACAATTAAACAGGTAAAACTGTAAATTCAGTGTAATATATAACATATGGGATCAAAGAAGCTTTCTGATATTCAGTTGGAGCCTCACAGTTTTTTTTCAATAAAATTCAAGAAGAGGAAATTTAAATTTACCCCGAATCAGCATAAATTCCTAGATATGCTATTAAACCCAGATGTAAAAATAATGTTTGTATCTGGACCTGCGGGTTCGAGTAAAACCTACATGTCTTTATACGGATGTTTGAGGTTAATGTCTGAAGATTCAGACAAAGACCTCCTTTATGTCCGAAGTATCGTAGAAAGTGCAGATAAAGGTCTAGGTAGCCTTCCTGGAGATATGTCGGAGAAATTCAACCTTTTCACGCTGCCTCTTTATGATAAGCTGGAAGAAATAATACATGAGGGCGATACGGCTTACTTAAAGCAAAAAGAAAGGGTGAACGCTATACCTATAAACTTTTTGAGGGGCGCGAACTGGGAAAACAAACTTATAGTTGCGGATGAAGCTCAAAACTTCACATTTAAGGAATTGACGACTTTGATTACTCGTATTGGTGAAAATACTAAGCTAGTCATATGTGGAGACTTTATGCAAAGTGATATTGATGGGAAAACGGGGTTCAAAAAGATGGTTGATGTCTTTTCTACTGATGATTCTATCGAAAATGGCATTACGACCTTTAAGTTCACCAATAAAGACATTGTTAGAAGTAAAATTTTAAAATTCATCATTTCTAAGTTACAAAACTGGGGAAAGGTGTAATAACATATGTTATAGACAAGAAATGCGTTAACGCGGAAGCGGCGAACAGCTTATACATAAAAGAACGCATCAAACCTTGTTTTTTTTGAAAATTAATATATAACTAGTAGAATATATAGTATGGCTCATTTATTCTGTCAGAGTTGCGGCTCTAAAATTTCTTTTGCAAACGCAAAACCCAATTTCTGTAATAAGTGCGGACAACCTTTAAATTCTACAGTTGCTGCTGTTTCTGCAAAGACTTCTGCTATAGAAAGAAAATCTTCGGTTATTTCGTCAGATGAGACGGATGCTGAATTCGTTCCTGAAATCAGTAATTTTCAAGTAGAATTTGAAAGCTCTGATATTTCTAATCGAACAATAGGGTCGTTATTAGGTGAGCCAACCCCAATCGAAACAAATCGAAGGGATAATACTCAATCTGTTAATGATTTTATTAATGAAAAGAAAAGAGAGAAGTGATTATACATATGAAGACTTCTCTGAAGTAATAGACGAAGCGGTAAGCAAACAACAATATAAATGGCGGCTTTACGCTGTTAAGTGGTTTGATTTCGAGGATGTTCAGCAAATCATAAAAATACATATTGCTAAAAAATGGCACATGTGGGATCAGAGTCGTCCTCTTGAGCCGTGGATAGGTAGGATCATATCTAATCAAATAAGAAACCTAGTGAGAAATCATTACGGCAATTATGTCAATCCCTGCCCCGATTACCAATTACCCGATCACTCTCACGCCCACTGTTCTATATGCAGTAAATGGGAAAAGTCAAAAAAAGCAGGATTAGAATTAAAGATCCCGCTTTCTACTGAAGATTTTATAAAAGAAGTCTCTAATAAAGAATATTTGGATTTTGATTTCCCATTGTCTGTGGGAAAGTTAAATATTGAAATGGAGGCGCGTTTGAGCGCCAACCACTACATAGCTTATCAAATGTTATACTTTGAAAGTAGCAGTGAAGAAGATGTCGCTAAATTCATGGGTTATAAGATTTCCCCTCAAAAAAAGAAGCTTGGTTATAGACAAGTTAAGAACTTAAAGAAAAAATTTCTTCAAGTAGCTATAGATATTCTCAAAGACCAAGATATTATAGGTGATGGATCTTAATAAAGAACAAAAAGAATTCTTAAGGGTTCATGCTAATGAAATGCCAGATCTCATTGATCTGACTAAGAAATGTTTTGGCGATGAACTTTTAGATGGAAGGTCTAAAGAGGGGAGGGCTGTTAGAAAGTTCTTGGTGGAGAACTCTATAAAATTCAATACTACTTGTAGAATCCCAGCAGAAGTTATAAATCTGACTAGTGAACAGGGTACGTTCATTTTACAACAAGCCCAAGAGGGGTTGTCCTCATTGGAAATAGCTAAAATTGTTTTCCCGTCTAGGAATGTAAAGCCTTTGAGTTCGGAGCAGCGTGTAGTTTTAGAAAAAATCAGGGAAGTTAACCCAGATATGTTGCCGTCTCAAGATTCGGGGGCTTTAAACTCATATCTTGCGCCAAGATCCCCCTCTAGAATCATAAAAAAGATAAATGATGCTACTGGACAGACATTAAATGAACAAAGGATTAATAGACAAAAGCAGATTTGTGTAGAAAGGCTAGGAATCAACCTTTCTAATTCTAGATTTCTTAAAATTATTAATAATTTATTAAATTCAGAAGACAGAGTGTTGTTTGAGCATGAATTTATTCGGCTGACATGGGACAAACCCGATCTAACAGCGGACGAATTAAATCTTTACCTGAATGTTTGCAAAGAAGTTATTAACTTAGAAGTAATAAGCGCACATCTAAACAAATTGAACAGCATGTTCGACGATGCCGATGAACAACAAGAGATGTCTATAAGGCTAGCTGAGATTATTAAAGCTAAGAGTGGGGAGTATCACCAGTGCGAAACTCGCATTGAGAATCTAACCAAGAAGCTACAGGGAGACAGGGGAGATAGGATGAAAAAAATGCATAAAGAAAATGCCTCATTTCTCGCTATCGTCCAACTTTTCCAAGAACAACAAGAAAGAGAAACAATGGTCCACATCGCGGAGATGCAAAAAGAATCTATCAAGGAGGAAGCTGAGAGGCTAGAGGGTATGTCCGAATGGAAAGCCAGAGTTTTAGGAATAAGTCAAGACGATGCCATTTAAATGTAAAGAGTGCGAAAAGGAGTTTAAGAGCAGAAGGAGTTTACATACCCATGTAAAAGCTCACGATATGTTCTTGGGGGAGTATTACGTTAAGAATTACAATAGGAAAGACAAACTTACTGAAGAACTCATACCTTTTAAAAATTACGATCAGTATTTCGCTGCTGACTTTACTAATAAGGGGAATATGAAAAAGTGGTGCGGTCAGGCTCCGCGTGAAGAGGTCAAGGAATTTATAGGGAAATCTTTCAAAGAAAAATTAGGGGCCAAGGGCATTAAGGCGGGGCCACCTTCGACTTACCTACAAACGAGCGGTTTACCCGACATCGACATCTGCAAACAGGTTTTTGGGAGCTACCGTGAAACCTGCGAGCATCTTGGTATGCTCCCTATGCTATCCGCGTCTTTACACAAAGATTTTAAAAAAGATTATTCTAATACGCCTATACTAATTGATACTAGGGAACAGCAACCATTATCTTTTACTAATTCTGAATTATTAAAATTGGATGTGGGCGACTACGCCGTAGGCGGGGATCTATACGACTATACATTTGTGGATAGGAAGTCTTACCAGGATTTTTGCTCTACTATAACCAATGGCTACTCACGTTTTATAAAAGAGCTTGAGAGGTGCAGGTCATTGGGGTGTTATCTTTATATAGTCATAGAAACAGCTTTTGATGATATGTGGGCGACCAATAAAAGGGGGTTCAAGAAATTTAGGCTAGATTATGTTTATCATCAGATGCGGTCTATACAATCTGAGTATACTGATTGTTGTCAGTTTGTGTTTAGTGGCTCTAGAGAGAAGAGCGAGGAGCTTATCCCCAAAATCCTCGTTTTAGGTAAGAAGCTTTGGGAAGTAGACTTGCAATATTTTTGGGACGAACAAATTAAAAAAGATGGCTTGGGAAACAGGAAAACAGAAACTCCACAGAGAGTACAAGGATATAAACAAACTCATTCTCGAAAAAGAGGGGTATTTAGAAGAAACAGAAGCTAAGATTCTTCTTTATAAATTTCTAAGAGAAAATCCTTCTTTTGCTTGTGAATTGTTTACAGGGGTAAAATTATTCCCTTTCCAACATATGGCTATTAAGTCCATGATGGAGTCCGATTACTTTTTGGGGATCTGGAGTCGTGGAATGTCCAAAAGCTTCTCTACGGGCATTTTCGCGCTATTAGACGCTATTTTAAATCAGGGTGTACAGATAGGCATCATCTCTAAGTCATTTCGACAGTCTAAAATGATTTTCAAAAAGATAGAAGATATCGCTAAAAGCCCTAAAGCAGAATTTTTTGCTCAATGTATTACCCGCACATCGAAAATGAATGATGAATGGGTAATGGAGATAGGCAGGAGTAGCATCAGAGCTTTACCCTTGGGTGATGGTGAAAAATTGCGAGGTTTCCGATTCCAAAGAATAATCGTTGATGAATTATTGTTAATGCCTGAAAAAATTTATAATGAGGTGTTGATGCCTTTCCTGTCTGTAGTTGAAAACCCCACTGAGAGGCAAGAGGTTTATGATTTAGAAACCAAGATGATCGAGCAGGGTAAAATGAAAAAAGAAGATCGTAAGCGATGGCCAAACAACAAAATTATTGGTTTATCATCCGCATCTTATAAATTCGAATACCTCTACAAAATATATCAACAATATGAGGCTTTGATTCTAAATGAGAATAAACAGGATGGAGCGCACAGGACAATTATGCATTTTAGTTACGATTGCGCCCCACAGCAACTATATGATCAGAACTTGATTAATCAATCGCGCTCTACTATGAGCGATGCCCAGTTCAATAGGGAATTTGGAGCAATCTTCACCGATGATAGCTCTGGATACTTTAAGGTGAGTAAAATGGCAGCTTGCACCATACCAGATGGAGAAGGGCAATCTGTTGAAGTCGTAGGAAACCGTAAAGACGAATACATCTTATCTTTTGACCCGTCTTGGTCTGAGAGTGAGAGTTCTGACGATTTCGCTATGCTGTTAATCAAAATCAACAGAGAATCTAAGAAGGGGACAATAGTGCATAGTTATGCTTTATCGGGAGCCAACTTAAAAACACATATTAAGTATATGGCTTACATTCTTACCCACTTTAATATATCAGCTGTAGTAGGGGATTATAATGGAGGCGTTCAATTCATCAGCTCCTGTAATGAGAGTGAGATATTCAAAAGTAAAAATTTAAATCTAGGAGTAATTGAAGCTGATTTAGACAAATCTAAAGATTACGATAGAAACTTGAGTAGGCTTAAAAATCAATACAATAAATCAGAAAGAAAATTCGTTTTCCTTAGAAAGCCTACTTCGTCTTGGATTAGGCTAGCTAACGAGTCTTTACAATCTTCTTTTGACCATAAGCGTATATTTTTTGCGGGAGCCGCTATGAATGATGATTATAACAATCAAAGAAAATCTAGAGTCCCTATAGAAGAGTTGAAGTTCTTAAAGAATGATACTGATGAAAAAGGAGCAAAAGGTGCGAGGATGATTGATTTCGTCGAACACCAAAAAGACATGATGGATCTTATTAAAGTCCAATGCGCTATGGTTCAAATTACGACATCTTCTCAAGGAACTCAAAGTTTTGATCTACCGCGTAACTTAAGAAGGCAAAGCGGAGCTAACAAAGCTCGTAAAGATTCTTATTCAGCCTTGGTCTTAGGTAATTGGATGATGAACGTATTCTATGATATGGAGTCAGATGACATATCAGATAGGCAAAACACTTTTGTACCAATGTTCATTTCTTGACTTTTAAAAGTTGAAAGTTAACTTTGAGGTGTAAGATAATTTGTATCTTATGTCGAAAAGGAAATATACTAAAAGTGCTGAATATTGGAAGAAATTCAATACTTCAGATCACCCATCACATACTCGCGATAACGAGGAAACCTCTCCAGAATTACTGGGAGAACCTTTTTATACTTCTGAAGCATCCTATAGTGGGGTATCCGAAGCTAGGAGGCAGGGGGCATCGACCAGCGGGTTTTCTGGATCTCGCACGAACCGCGCTGCTTATACGACTCTTCATAATCGTTACTCCAGTATAAGTTCGGGTCTGTTGCCATATGAATATTCATCAGAAGGTATAACCTGTCGGGACGCTATTGAATTATGCCAGAAGGCTTATTGCAATGTCGCCGTATTTAGGAATGCTATAGATATTATGTCAGAGTTTACAAATACTGATGTCTATTTAGAAGGCGGCTCAAAAAAGAGTAAAGAATTTTTTTACGAATGGTTTAAAAGAGTTAATATTACATCTTTAAAAGATCAATACTTCAGAGAGTATTACCGCAGCGGGAACGTCTTTCTTTATAGGATTGATGGCAAATTTAAAGTAGATGATTATGCCAAGCTTATGAACCAAGTGGGGACTATTGGCGCTTCTGCTAATAAAATTCCTCTTAAGTATATCCTACTTAACCCTTATGATGTCGTAGCTAAAAGAACCACCACTTTTAACTATGGTTCGGTTTATCAAAAAGTTTTATCTGAATATGAGTTAGCTCGACTATCTAACCCGCAAACAGAAGAGGACATAGCTATATTCGAAGCTTTAGATGACGAAATTAAAAAATCTATATTAGGAGGGACTTTTTCTAATGAAGGAATCAGTATTGACTTAGATCCAAAAAGACTTTCTTATTCTTTTTATAAAAAACAAGATTACGAGCCTTTCGCTATACCATTTGGTTTCCCAGTGTTGGACGATATCAATGCTAAGCTTGAATTGAAAAAAATGGATCAATCCATTACCCGCACAGTAGAAAATGTAATATTGCTTATCACTATGGGCGCAGACCCTGAAAAAGGTGGAGTTAACCCCAATAACATGGCTGCTATGCAAAACCTTTTCAAAAATGAAAGCGTAGGTCGCGTTCTTGTTTCCGACTATACGACTAAGGCGGAATTCATTATGCCTGAATTGAATTTGGTTCTTGGACCAGAAAAGTATCAGGTGCTTAACGAAGATATTAAACAAGGATTACAAAATGTAATAGTTGGGGAAGAGAAATTTAACTCAACTCAAGTCAAAGCCCAAATCTTCATTGATAGACTTAAAGAGTCCCGTCATGGGTTCTTGAATGATTTCTTAAACAAGGAAATAAAAAGAGTGGCAAAAAGTTTGGGGTTCCGATCTTGGCCCGAAGCTAAGATGAAGGATATGGACATGAGAGATGAGGTCCAGCTTATGAGAGCTTCTACTCGACTTATGGAATTAGGTATCATTACCCCGAAGCAAGGGATGGAAATGTTTGAAAATGGAAAATTCCCAAATCCTGATCAATTAGAGTCGGCTCAGAAAGAATTACTTAAGGAGAGAGAAAAAGGACACTTTAACCCCTTAGTTGGTGGAGTGCCTGTATTTTCTCCTTTAGATGCCCCAGCAGCAGGGCCAAAAAAAGAAGGCGGTAGGCCAGAAGGGACTACTGGTATACCTTTAGCTAACGCCACTTACTCTAGAGCTAATATACAAAAAACCATATATTCTATAGATAGTTTTATTAATGATTCTAAAGAAAAAATGACCTCTCATTTAAAAGTAAAAGAACTCAGCGAAGCGCAAGAGGTAATGCTCGCTACTCTGTGTGAATCTATCATTTGCTCACGGGATAAAGAATCTTGGGATAAAACTCTTGAATCATGTGTAAAAGATTTTAACGAAATTGAAGATTTAGGCACTTTAAGGCAAGTTTTAAATATATCATCTGAACATTCATTAGAAACTTATCCAGCAGCAATCCTATATCATAGCCATGAAAAATAATTTTAATTATACAGAAAACGGTATTGAAGTCGATATATCTGAAGCAATGCATTGCGAAGATAAAAACAAAGAAAGTCAATCTAAAAAGAAAGAATATTCTAGTTATGGCTCCCCAGAGATATCTAAACACTACTTTAAGTCTAAGGACGATGCGATAGCAGATGCTAAGAGAATGGGTCTTTCTGGTGTCCACTCTCATAAAGATGAAGATGGCAAAGTCGTATATATGGCTGGTCCCGATCACGCATCGTTTATGAAAAAACATAAAGAGGTGAATAAGAAATCAGAAAGTATGGATAAAAAACAATACGATAAGATCGATAAAAAAGAACTCAAGCAAGACTCTAAAAAAGAAAAGGCCCAGCATGAAAAAGATGCTATCGAAGATGACAAGAGCAAAATTAAAAAACTAAAAAAAGGCGCTCCATCTGAAAAGAAAGACTCTGAGAAAAAAGATCTTAAAAAAGATATTAAATACGACAAGAAGTCCGCGAAGAGTTATGCTCAACTGTTGATGGATATCGCCGCAGAGAGATTTGGAGGAAAAAAACGAGGTGCATTAAAAGACAGCGATTTTCTTGATCCCGAAAGGCGTTCGTTTCCAGTTATGTCTGCACAAGATGTAAAAGATGCAGTAAGTAGCTGGGGAAGATATAAGGGGTCGATGAGCTTTGATCAATTCAAAGCTAAACTAATCCGTAGAGCAAAAAAAATTGGGGCTGAAAACGCCCTCCCTAAAAGCTGGGCAGAAAAAAAGTGATGGATTACAAATACACCGCGACTTTTGAAGCCCCACTGTCATCTTGTAAGATAAATTCAGCTTCGTTAATCTCTAAGGCTTCTTTAAAGAACTTAGAGTCTCTTATCCCAAAAGATATAGATTATAATGAAAATGTAGATCTTATGGGTGTAGCTTTCAACGCTGCCGTTATAAACCAATTCAATAAGAATGGTGACGGCATGGATTCAGCTACCGCTGTTAAATATGCTAACAATTTTATTCATAAACCTACTAATATCGAACATGATAAACAAAAAGTTGTAGGGCATATAGTCTCTGCTGGTTATAGCAATTATAAAACTAGTGAGCTTATAGAAGAGAATCAAGCTTCTTCTATGAAAGAGCCTTTTAATATAGCTTTGGGAGCTGTTTTATATAAGACTATCAATTCTAATTTTACTGACTTAGTCGAGAAATCCTTAGATCCAGATAGTAATCAATATCAGAAAGTCTCTGCCAGTTGGGAGGTGGGTTTTAATGATTATGTTTTAGCAGTAGGTAGTAACTTATTAAGTGAGGCGCAAATTATTTCTGACCCTGAAGAGATATTAGAGATGCGAGGTTTTTTACGGAGCTATGGAGGCAACGGGAAAACAGACAAAGGAGAAACTATTTATAGATTAATAAAAGGCGATATTTACCCATTAGGTATAGCTTATACTTTAAACCCAGCAGCTAATGTAAAAGGTCTATACTCTCCTTCCGAAGACGCTACGGAAGTTTTTATCTCTGATAAACGGGATAAAATTTCACAAAACAATAATTTAAATGTAAACAACCAAAAGAACATTATCGATATGGAACTTGAAAATACTCTAAATGAACTAAAGGATCTTCTCAATGAGAAGAAATTCTCAAAAGAAGCTGTAGCTTCTATGACTGATACCTTTGCTGATGCGATCCGCCAACGGGACGAGCAATACCGTAAGGATATTGAAGCAGAGCGATTGGCTAAAGAAGCTAAAACGAAAGAATACGAAGACCTCAAAGCTTCTGTTGCAGAACTAGAAGCTAAACTTGGCACAGCTAGTGAGCAAATCGGTTCTTTTGAAAACGAAAAGAAAGCCGAAGAAGCTATCGCTTCGTTTAACACTCGCATGGATCAGATCGACGAGAAATTCGAACTTGATGACCAAGATCGTGAATTCCTCGCTTCTGAGCTTAAAGGTCTTGGAGATGAATCCTCTTATGAGGCATTCGCTTCAAAACTCAATATCCTTTGGAAGGCCAAAAATAAAGAGGTCCAAGAAGAGTTCAACTCTCAAATCCAAACCCGCATTGATGATGAAGTGGCGAAAAGGCTTTCAACCGCTTCTACTGGAGAAGTTGGAATTGAAGAAGCTCTTGACGCTGCTGAAACAGTAGACGCGGAAGTCTCTAATACTAATGAGGCTGTTGCATCTCAAGAGCCTTCATTGCGAGACAAGTTCAAATCAGCTTTCTCTCGCGAAAACATTCAAATTTCTTAAAAAAAAACAAAAAATAGATTATGGCATTAAGAATTCTACCATTCAGACAATACTCTGACCACGATGTTGTGAACATGTACGCTGTTATCAGCGCTGATGTTCTCACTAGCACTACCGACACGGGAGCTGGCGATGCTGGCGTTTTCGTGAAGGTATCAGACGGTAACTTTGATAACGATCCTGTAACGTACAAAACGAATAGCTACTTGGGTAAAACCGATTATCCTTTCGTTGGTACTACGGATATGTATCCTGAAGTTAATCTCAAGATTACAGGTTCCACTTCGGGAGAAATCCCCTTGGGCATGACTTTGTATCAAACTGCAAAAAATGATGAGAACGGCGAAAAGCTGCTCTACAATCCCCAAAAGCAAGAAGAACTCCAAGCTATGCTCCCAGGACAAGCTGTCCCAGTCGCTACCAAAGGAATCTTCACTTTAGCCGCTTCCGCCTTTGATGGTGGTGTCGCTGGTTACGCTCCAGGAAAAGCTATCATTGCTTCTAATGCCAATGCTGGAAAAGTTACTGGCGCTCTTCGTGGCGCTGCTAAAACTTTCGGTCACGTTCTTGGAACGGGAACCCGCACAAGTGTTGGACCTACCACCGATCAGTTTGTTGGCGATTACATCGTTGTATCTTTTGATTGTAACGGATAATTAAAAAAAATTATATTATTATGAAAATTACTTTAAAACGTACCCCAGAACAGATCGAGCTTGTGAAGGCTATGGCTTCTCGCAATCGTACTGTCGCACATGAGGCTCAAGTAGCTCTTGCTGATTTCATCGGACCAGTTTTGGCCGAGGTTCTCAACAATGCTCCTACTATTAGCACTCTCTTCCAGTCGCTTCAATTTGACGCTGACGATAATCCTAGCATTCCGCTTGATCTTTACTATGACATCTCTGATGAAGATTATGTCAGAGTTTGGAGTCAAAGCCACGCTGGTGGACTTCCGAGTAACCAAGTACTTCCTACATCTTCCGAGCTGAAGTTGGCTACTTACACTCTTGATTCTGCTGTTGACTTTGATCGTCGTTATGCCGCTAAAAGCCGCATGGATGTTATCGGTAAGACGTTCTCGCGTGTTGCACAAGAGATTCTTCTCAAACAGGAGCGGACTTCCGCTTCTCTTGTTATGACTTCGCTTGCTAACGCTACCAATACGGGATCTCCACTTACTGGTGATACTCAGGTATTCCGTTCAGCTCTCGCTGGATCGTTCCTTCTTGATGACCTCAACAAGCTTATGATTCTTGCTAAGCGTATCAATACTTCATGGATTGGTGGAACTCCCACCTCTCGTAATCGTGGTATTACTGATCTGATTGTTTCTCCAGAAATTATTGGAAGTATTCGCGCTATGGCTTATAACCCTGTTAACACTCGCGGTGGTAACGGATTCGACGGAGCTGGAACAGCTGCGACTGCTAACCCAATTGCTGCCCCAGAATCACTTCGTCAAGAGCTTTTCCAAAATGCTGGCCTTGACAGTTTCATGGGTCTTAACCTTTTGGAATTCAATGAGATGGGCAAAACACAGAAGTTCAATACTATCTTTGACACTGCAGCAGGTAATACTAGTTATGCTAAGTTCGATGGAACTGGTGGCGCTCAATTCAACGGAGCCACTTCGGAGATTGTTGTCGGAGTTGATCGCACTCGCGATTCCCTCATTCGTGTCGTTGCTACTGATCCAGATAGCAATAGCGAGATGAACTTGATTGCAGATGACCAATACAGTGTTCGTCAGAACAAGATTGGTTACTACGGTCAAATCGAAGAAGGCCGAGTTGTCCTTGACAACCGTGTTCTTCTTGGAGTTATCGTCTAAGCTAACATTAACCTATAAAGAAAGTCACTCCTTCGGGAGTGGCTTTTTTTTGTAATTTTTTAATTTAGTGTATATAATATTGTATGGCTAACAAAAAAGAAAAGAAGATGCCTTTCAAAGAGGTCACTAATGGGCAGGAGACTCCCCCGAAAAAAGGTTTACTCGAAGAGCTAGAAGAGCTTAAGCAAGCTGGGCAGACTAGCACAGCTAGATACAGAGAGGTACTAAAAGAAGTTGAGGTAATCTTCGGCACAGGAGAAACCAATAGTTTTGGAACCAATGATATCAATATTCTCAAAGAGAAGCTGAACAAAATGAGTAAAGCTGATTTACAAGCTTTCTCCCGTAAGGTCGGCGTAAACCCTTACTATGAAAAGAACGCAGTTCATGACAATATTATTAAAGAGTTTAATAGGTATAGCAGTAGAGGCAATATAGCTACAGCACCACAACCTATTCCAACTATGGAGTTAGACCTTAATAATCCTAAACATAAAGAACTTCATGATTGGTTAAATCGATAAAGAAGGTGTAATAAACTGTATGCCAAATGTATTAGAGAGCCTCGCTTCAGGTATTGTCACTACAGAATTCGATAGTGACACAGGGATAGCTACAGTTGCCAGTGTTAGCGGGTGGCTTTATGAGAACTTAGGACAAGTTAACACTTATCTATATACAAATTTTAGTGGAGATGACGCTTCGGGGACTTATGGGTTCATGGATATCGAGGCTCAGAACGTCCTTAAAGAGTTGTACCTTTCTAATTACTACAGTAAGGAGGCTAGGAACGCCCTCAGAGGCATTACTAAGTCATCTGTGAGTGGAGACAACGTTTTGTCTCTAAAGGACGGTGAGAGCGCTGTGACGTTCGTTAATCGCAATGAGGTCTCGAAGGTGTATCGAGGATTAGCTAATGACTGTATGGGCAAGGTCACTCAGATGGCAGCTCAATACAACATATACCAAGCCCAACCTCGACAGTTGGGTGGAATAGATGCTAGCGGGATAGGTATAGTTTATACCTAGATCACTTATATAGTAAACTAGAAAAGCGCCCTTTTTAGGGGCGCTTTCTTTTTTAAAGGAGAAGATAGCTTTTAGTGGAAATCTTTCCAGTCTTTACCATCGTTGCAAATTTTATTTCGCCTACGTCCTTGATAGCCGCCTGAAGATTTAGTCTTCTCTTCTTTGGGCTGCTCAGATTTAGGCTCCCATTTTGGAGAGAAAAATTTGCTTTCTTGATTTTCTTTTTGATCAGACATATTATGCAAAGACTGTGACCGCTCCATTTATTCCGCTCATGAATACTCCATTAAGCACATCATTAGGTCCGCCAATTTGAGTCGAGAATGTAAGATCGACAGTCTTGTTAGATCCGATGCTTGAAGAGAAAGATTGGCTATCTATTTTTAAACCTTTCATCTTGTATTGGATAGCATCCGTTCCAGCTGTATCTTTAATCATAATACTTGCTTCTTGGACTCCAGAGTTTAATAGATTTGCTAAGTTAGCTGCTTGTGAATCTGCGACAATTGCGCTGATGTTCATCGTTGCTGTCACTGGGAAGTCTACTTCTCTAGCGAACGGGAAACGGCTACCAAGTCTATCAATAGGAGATCTTGAGAGAGGTAACGAGATTGAAGCGCTTTGGACATGCGCTGAGTCATCACCAGTAAGCGCTACTAGAGAGAATCCATTTAAATTGTTTAGAGTGAGAGTCACATCTCCTGGACGTAAAGCCGTAATAGTTCCTGAGCCTAAAGAGCCAGTGATACCTCCATCTTTAGTTGGGTTTGGCAGTTTTACTTTGTGGTTATAGATCGTCCCAGCAGTCTGTTCTACTGCTGGGCTTGGTATCGCCTTAGCAGAATCAAATGTAGCGGAGTTCATATTAGCTCCTTCGACCGTGACATTCACAGTAGGTAAAGAACCGACCGCCAACTCCACACTATAATCACTTACATAGCAATTACCTACGCCGATGGCTCTATCGTTAAGGTCAAGAGCGACTGATGGCTCTAGATTTAAATCAACACCATCTGGAGAAGTTACTATATAGAAGTTCACTCCAGAACTAGAAGTCAAGTGTCCAGAGGCGAAATTGCCTTTGCTACCAACACCTTCACTAATCCCTCTATTCATCCCTGAGCCAGTCGTTTCAACGAAAAACCCTAAAGATCTTTCATTAAAACCGTCTGTAAGATAATAACTGAAGTCAAGGCTGACAGTGGGGGGTTCTAGCACTAAGGAATCAATCCTTGCTAAATCACCAAATTGGTTAACATCTTGACGATTAATAGTGAAGCTATAGTTCGCACTTTGAAGGCGGTTTAACTGTTCGTGGTCATCTGCGCCTGTAAGACTAGCGTTTTCACTAACATATAAGCCTTCTGATTGGTAAATTACTCTGTTTCTTGCCATAATTAAAGATTCTTTATTTTGTTTACAGTTTTAAAATTAAAATATGAAATTTATTGGAAGCGATATCGATATTGTTCTATGTCAAAATCCACGAAACCGACATAAAGTTCATTTGCGAGGACGTTTCTAGTCCTATCTGTGAGTTTCGAGGTCTTAACTTTTTCTACGCAGAATTTAGTTTCCCCTCCATAATCGTTGGCTAGACCAGTGTAATTGAAGTTCCCATCTTTTAGATCTCCTAATTCTGTAATTGGGTAACCCGACATTGGTATAGCTGCGATGACTTCATTGACGGAATCCATAAAAATAGACATGACTCCATCTAATTGATATGTATCCTCTGCGAGGATAACAGCTTTAGCTTGGACTTTTGTTTCTTGCATACCACCTAAAGCGAAAGCACTATTCTCCGCTTGGGAAATAGATAGGAAAATAGCAGGGACTACGTCATCATAAGGCTCTATATAAGTTAATGGGCCAGATGGAATCCTTGAATTAACAGTATATTTGTTTTCTACGATTAGGTCGTCTTCTGTGTCGTTAGTAAGATAAACACTAAAATCTTTTACCGCGAATTCCCCTGTGACCGTCATGCTTGTATCACTGCCAGAGAATAAGGCTCGACCGTTCTCGAAATCGAAGACTACTCCGTCATCTCTCCCTGATGTCCCCGCGCCTACCACTGAAACCCCCGTAGGTATAACAGCTCCAGAGATTGATGAATCTGTGACCCATTGTTTATAAGGGCTTCCATAAGCTACATATCTAGAATCTAATCTGGGGTCAGCATAATTAAATAACTCTCCAGTCTTATTGCTATAAGCTTCTCCTTTTTTAAGTAGGAAATTGTCAAACCACAAAAAGAAAGATGAGGTTAGTTTGTGTTGGAATTGCTCAATCATTTCAAGTCTTCAAATAGTTTTTTGTATTTTTTAATCAAAGCAGATATATAAGGTCTGTTCTGAAATTTACCGCTTCTTACTTTATTTACACGGCTTTGTATAGCAGCTCCCGATCTTCCTTTATTTTTCCTTAATAAGTAACCTAAACCAGAGAGTCCTCTTTCTATACCTTCTGACCAGCTTCGCCCAGCAGCCCAAGGTAGAGGTGTAATGGCGAATATATCTTGTGCGGTAGGTAAAGATACTTCGAACTCTACCCCTATACCTCTTTGTTTGATTTCTTGTTTATAAGTTATTTGGGTTCCTTCTAATAATTGCAAGATGGGCGTTATTGGTTGATCCCCAGAATCAAACCCGATAAATGCGAATAAATTACTGACCCCGCCCAAAGTTCCACTAATATTTGTTGCTCCAGCACCCTCCAAAATCTCTAAAGTCACAGAGTCAGTTAGGAAGTCTTTAATCATTTCTTGCTTAAGCTTCTTAAACCTCTTACGCGCCTCTTTTTCAAAGTCTCTTCTTAGAGCTTTGGGGGCTTGCCTTTTTAAAGCATTTTGGACATCTATAGGTAAGTTAGCCATTTATTCTGTTGGGCTTAGAACGAAAGTGTAGAACTGGTTAGAAGTAAAACCGCTAGGCGTACCATCGCTTTCTATTATAAACATAGTTCCATCAAACTCTACTCTCCGCGCTTCACTAAGGTAGTTGTAGCCATCGACTTTAACTACTATCCTAACTGTGCCATTAGATACCACCACTTTGTTTTGAGTCCCAGCTTGATCTGCTGGGCCATCATCTGTAAAATATGAAGTGTCCATATCATCATAATAGACACGGGCTTCAAACGTTTGGGATTCTGTAGTATATGCTACAGAGCTGTCAGAACCAGTGTTTGTTCTCCCATATAAAGAGTTCCATGAACCACTAGAAGCTATAAGGGTTTTCTTAGCATTCTTATAAACCGTTATGGTCCGTGCAAATGTAGTATGCAAAGTGTCAGCTAAATTCTGAACTTTTGTTATTTGATCGCTTGATAAAAAACCTGCCATGTTGATTTTTACACTATTATTTATATAATAAGATAGGTTTAAGGATGAACGCTAAAAAAAATTTGGAGGAAATGTCTAATGACGAAATTTCTAGGCTTTTCAAAATGATGTTAATCATGGTCGAAGATATGAAAAAAGATCACGATTTTCATTATGATAAGCTTTATGAAAATATCCCAAAGAAGTATCATCCAATTATTGATACCGCAGATCACTTTACCCCTGATAAGGTTAACTGGATTCGTAAAAGAATTTTAGATTGTGGTAACGAATCTATTAGAAATTTGTGTTCTAGGATCGATAATTACCAAGTAAGTTTTATATTTAAATAAGGAAAAAGGTTATGGCATTTAAAGAATTATATTCATTCACTATCGACGAAGAAAAAGAAGTCGAAAAGGTATCTAAGAGGAAAAACAAAAAGACTGGAGAAGAGACTACCGTTACAAAAAAAGCGAAGGAGAAAGTCCCTGTTCAAGTAAAAATCAAACGTCCTTCTCGTAGAGATCTCGAAGAAGCTGAACTCGAATATTCTGTTGAGATGAGTCGCTGCGTCAAAAAAGGTATTCTAACTAAGGCTATGCTATATAAGAAATATAGTGATACAGGTGGCGTTTGGAGTGAGGATGACGCTAAAGACTACGGTAGACTATATAAAGAAATCTTTGACATCCAGACTGAATTTGTAAGGTTAGAGACTGTTGATGAAAAGACAGACAAACAGAAAGAGAAGATTGAGTCTTTAAAAGAAGAGTTGTCTATAAAAAAGAGAAAGATCATTGATTCAGAGACTTCTATGCAGTCTTTGTTTGATCATACTGCGGATACTAAAGCCCAAAACCGTTTGCTTTTATGGTATACTCTTATGTTGACCAATATTCAACGTGAAGACGATGAAGATCCTAAGCCTTATTTCATTGGCGATGATTTCGATAAAAGGATAGATGATTATTATGCTAAAGAAGATGAAAATTCTGATTTTTATGGATTGCTAGTGCAAAAAGTCTCCACTATCTTAGCGTTTTGGTTCTTTAACCAAGCGTCTACCCCTGAAGAATTTAACAAACTTATTGAAGACGTTGAAAAAGGTGAGGTTTGAAAGAGGAGTTCTATATCTCTTTAGTTGGTGAAGCTTTCGATGGTTATACTGAAGCTTTATTTCATGACCGTGATATTTATATCAAACATATAAGTATTCGTGATCAAAGATATTTGCATAAATATTATGAAAAATATAAAAATATAGCCGTATCTAAAGGGTTAGATTTAGAAAAAGATCGAATCTCTTATGTATTAGATGAAGGGATATGGGATCAAGAGAGTGATTTAAAAATAGCTTCTTTGGAAACTGAGATAGGTAATTTAAAAAGAACTATACAGAACTTAAATTTAAGATCCCAAAAAGAGCAATTACAAAAAACAATTTTACAGAGAGCTGAAGAATTGTATAAGTTAAAATCTGACCGTAGTGAAGTTGTAGGTCAGACTGCTGAAGACTACGCCTCATCGAGAAGCGGGGATGAAATATTAAGATTTTTAATTTTTAAAAATAAAGAACTTACTGAACACTTATATTCCGAAGAGGATTTTGGAGAATTAGAAACGTGGGAGATTATAGAGCTTACAAAACTTCAAAACGGTATAACAGAACGACTTTCGGATGATAATATTCAAAAGGCTGTATTGAGACCTTTTTTTAGTATGTATCTTTCGCTTTGCGAAGATTGTGGAGGGTTTTACCGAAAAGCTATAACTGAGTTAACTGTTTATCAATTGAGAGTAGCTTTATTCGGTAGGATGTTCCATAATATTTTCCAGCATACCGAAGATATCCCAGATGATTATCGTCAAGATCCAGAAAAGTTGATTTCTTTTTCTGCTTCTAAGAATGAGAGAACAAAATCAAGCGGCATTAAAGATGATGCTTCAGGATCGATACTTTTTGGAGCCACAAAAGATGATGTCGAAGATATAGGTGGAGTCCAAAGCGTTTCTTTAGCAGAGGAGGCTAAAAAACATGGTGGTCAACTTGATATGACACAAATGATGCGATTAGCTGGACATGATGTGTAAATCTTTGTGTAAATACATTAAAGGTTTACGGATATGCCAATAAAAATACCAACAGTTCAAACAGGATTAGAAGCGAGCATTCAGTCCGCTGCTAAAAAAGCAGGCAGAAATCTTAAGATCAATATGGGCGGCAACGCCAAAAGTATTGAGGGCTTATCTCAGCCTTTAGGTAGGATTACTGGTAAAGCCGATCAATTTACTAAGTCTATGGAGGCTGCTAATGCCCGTGTTTTGGCATTTGGAGCTTCTGTTGGTATACTCGCCGCTGTGACTAGAGGCTTCAAAGAGTTAGTTTTGACTACTATAGAAGTAGAAAAGTCTCTTATAAGTATCAATTCTATTTTGGGGACTAATGCAAAAGAATTAGAGGCTTTTAGTAAAACTATTTTTAATGTTGCTAGGAATACTGAGCAATCGTTTAATACAGTAGCTACTGCCGCTTTAGAATTAAGCCGTCAAGGTTTAGATGCAACTGAAGTACAAAAAAGATTAGCTGATTCTATGATATTAACCCGCGTGTCTGGTCTGGGAGCTACTGAAGCTGTTTCAGGTTTGACTGCAGCTATAAACTCTTTTAATAAGTCTGGACTCTCAAGTAGCGTAATACTTAATAAATTGTCAGCAGCAGCTGTGGCGGCAGCTGTTTCTGAGAGAGATTTGATCGAAGGTATTAAACGCGCAGGATCAGTTGCTAACCTTGCTGGTGTATCATTTGATGAATTAGTCGGTGTGATTACAGCCGTGCAAGTTAAAACTGCGCGAGGTGGATCTGTTATTGGCAACTCATTCAAAACTATCTTCACTCGTATTCAGAGTATAGAGAAGTTAGAAACAATGCAGAATTTAGGGGTCCAAGTCACCGATACTAGCGGCAAAGTCTTAGGGGCTACTAAATTAATTCAAAATTTGTCTAAAGTTTTAGGCGAATTACCTGAAGCTAAACGGCTTCAAATAGCGGAAGGGCTAGTGGGGAAATTCCAGATTGCCCCATTCTTAGCTTTACTAGATGATTATAATTCTAAGACCTCTATAGCAATAGATTTAACTAAAGTTTCTCAAAATGCGACAAAAGAAGCTTATGAACGGAATGTAGCTTTAAATGAAGCTTTATCTGCCGCTATAAATGTAGCCACACTGAATTTAAAAGAATTAGCTGATACTCTAGGCAGGATAGGTGTAACAGATAATCTTCAAAATCTATTAGGGTTCTTTAACACTTTAGTCGAAGATGTCAAAGGGATATTAGATGGAGAAGGCGCAGGTGGAGATTTTGCAAGAGGCATAGTAAAAGGTATAGGCGCTGTTATTAGTGGACCTGGGTTAGCTATCTTTGGAGCTATTATAATAAAACTGGGTGTCGATCTTGCTAGATTTGGGCTTGGATCTTTAAAAACATTTTTTGGTTTAAATAGAGCAGCAAAAGAACAAGCTACTCTTCAGGGACAGATCGCTTCTACTTTGTTAGGCAACAAAGGAATTCAAGAAAGTATCTTAGCTATAGAAAATAGCTCTCTTAGCGCAGAAAAGAAAAAAGTCGCTCAAACTAAGTTTTTCACCACAGCTATAAGGGAGCAATTAGGTGTGATGCAGGAAATGCAGGGTATAGCTAGCACAATAGCTCCTGGAGTTAGGGCTGGCACTAGACCAGTTTCACGTAGAGGAGGTAAAGGTCGTGCCGCTGGAGGGTTTATCCCTAACTACAATGCTATTGCTGGTTATGGATCAGAAAGCTCTGATATCAGCAAGGGCGTAGGGGGCGCTCCAACTTCCGCGAAACCTGTTACTATACCCAACTTCAATTTTGGAGGTGGACAAAAAGGGACTATGGTCGCTAACAGTAGCGAATACGTAGTGCCTAATTATGCTGGAAGTGGTGGATCTGCTATATTTAATCAAGATATGGTTTCCTCTATGGGAATGCCAGCAGGAGCTAGGAAGATTGGGGCTGCTGGAGGTTATATACCTAATTTCGCTAAAGAACAAAAAGTTCTAAACTCGCAAGGTCGTCATGTATTGCTATATGGTCAAACAGGGAAAAGTGAACCTGAAAACCTAGCATATTATCACCCAGAAGAGAATAAGTATAATGTCACAAAACGACCTGGAGCTTTACCTATAAGAGTCCCCACGTACGGTTTAGATGATAAGCATGAAGGCAAAACAGTTGATGAGTATATAAAAGAATTAGAAGATTATTCTATAAATCAGGGTATAAAAAAATCACAAGAATTATCAGGCGGGATGCCTAAACCCGTGCATAACCAAAAGATCAAAGCTAAGGTCAATAGTGGCGCTGTGGCTGGGTTTGCTGGAAGTATATATGAGCTAGCATTGGCTACTATGCTTACGGATAAGGAATTTAAGAATTATGCTGATCAAGCTGAGAATTCTAATTTTGATTTAAATCTGACAGGTCAGGACAAATTATTGGGTTTATTTAACATACAAACCAAACCTAAGTTTGGAGAAGTGAAAGGCCGACTAAACCCCAAGAATGTAGCCTCTGCCGCCGCGAAAATACATAGGGTGTTAGGCAAAAAGCAAGATGCTCAAACCTCCAAATTAAAAGGTAAAAAACTCTCTAAATACGATGCGAAACGGTATCTTGGTATTACTACAAAGGGTACTCATGTTATAAGAGAACAGGATCGTGAGACATTTATAAAAAATACACCTAAAGGGCAGCGGCCAACGTTCAGAAAAAATGACGGTGTGTTTAGTGGGTTTGTTGACATAACAAATGCTTCTAGAGGTTATATACCCAATTTCGCTAATCCTCTTCAAGATGCTATAGGGAGAGAACAAGATGCTGGTCTACCAATAAATCAAATTCGCGTAAACCAAAGCCCGAAGCTTAGAAACGCTGGTAACCCAATGGGGTTAGCCGTCACTAATACTAGGGATGAGCCTACTGGCGCTATACCTAACTTCGCTAAGTCTAATATAGGTATGGGTGATATAGGCATAAAAAATGCCAGCACAGCAGCAGCAAAATCATTAGGGAAATTGAATAGCCTTGTTGATTCACTTAACAAAGAAATAAAAGAAGGCACAATCACTCAAGACGGTGCAGAAAAATCATTAAAGAAATTTACCCAAGGAATAAAAACCAACGGAGAGGTTAGAAACAAAGTAAATAATGTAGCAAAAGAGCGATTAAATGTAGAGGCTAAAACCACGAAAGGCTCTAGAGATATGCTTGGCGGTATATTCGCAACTCAGATCGCATTTTCCGCTTTAGCTGGAGCTACTTCTGACGCAGAAGAGGGTTTTGGCCGAGTCGCCAATAGACTAACGACTATGGGTAGTTCAATTACAACAGCTGTTTTTGCGGGTAGCGCTATAAAAGATTTTGGTGAGTCTATGGAAGGAGTAAAGGGAAAAGTTATAGAAAGTATAGGCCAGATTGGTGCGGCTATAGGTATAGGCGCTGCCCTATATGAAGGTTTAAATAGGCTTTATGAAGATGCCACAGGAATAACAGACACCAATAATATGGCGCTAAGAAAATTAGCTGATGCGGCAGATAAAGCGGCTATAAGATTGGATAGTATAGGAGAAGTAGATAAAGCGGCTCTTGAAAAACAAAGAGATAACATACTCGCTGATATTTTCAATAAAAAAGCAGATGGATCAGTAGCGAAAGATAATACTGTTGCAGATATAAGTATAACCGATGCTTTTGTTGTCAAATTAACAGAATCTATAGATCAGTCTCTCGCAACAGGCGTAGATCCAGAGGCAATAGATAAATTGATAAGAAAATCAGCCATAGGAGGCAAAAAGCAAGTTGTACAGACATTCGGTGATGCTGAGAGTACTCAGATTACTAAGATCGATAAGTTAGATAACGCAGAGTTTGATAAACTTATTGATGCGGTAATTAAAATGAAAGCTCAAACTCAAGATGTAAGTAAAATCTTTGAAGAACTTAATAAAGAGGAACTTGAAGCTCTAATAAGTTTTGGTAAGAAAGGCAAGGAGGAAGGTTTTGTTGAGCGTGACCCCTTCCAACGCGCCCGAGCGGCGAAAGAAAGAGCGCCGAGTATTGCTGGATTCAGGGAAGGTATGGCAGAGACGGGTATGACGGAAAGAAAAGCTCAAGATCTCATTTTAAACCAAGAAGCCGAAAAAGCCCCAGCAACATTAAAAACAATAGAGCAAAGCGCTACGGATGAAGCCGCAAAAGGTGATAGGGTTCTAGCTGGTCTCGCGAAACAAAAAATACAATTGGCTATCGATTTAGCTAAAGCAGATAGAACTGTTTTAGACGTAATGGACGAGAAGATATTAAAGGCGGAATTATCAAAATCTCTCAATGAAGATGAAATGATAGCTCTAAAGACAGAGCAAAGCATACTCCAAGCTAATTTCAATTTGAGAAATAAAACTCTTGATTCTTTAGGGGCAATGCTTCAAGCAAGCAAGGAGCTTACTTTCATAAAGGATTCTGAACAAGAACTTTTAAAATTGATAAACGAATCCTCTAAAAAAGAAAACTTTACAGTTAAAGAAAGGGAAGAGTTAGTATTAAAAATTAATAAGTTACTAGAAGAAAGCGATACGAGTATTCAAGCTGCACTACGTGGAGAAATAAACTCTTTATCTGTAGAGGAAAAGAAAACTGGAGAATTAATTAAGCAAAAAGGACATCTTGGGGACATTAAGGTTGTAGCTGCGCAGATTAATCAGATTAGAAAAGCCTCTAATCTGAAAGCTATCGGAAATATACAATCAAATACTTTTAATAAAAATCAGACTTTGGAAGAAGCGATAAAATCTAGACAGTTAAATGCAATTAATAGAGGTCGAGGAGCAAAAACTACATTAGAGCAAGAAAGTCTAACGAAACAAGCAGCTAATGACTCTGTGTTAAACGCTAGAGCTGAAGCTCAAAAAGCTAGAAATAACTTAGAGCAAAATGAAAAGAAATCTATTATAGAGAAAATAGGTGGTATAGGAAAGGGGAATTTAGATAAATTATTAGCGGATAATTCAGTAGGGGGTAATTTAACCAAGACTCTTGATAAACTCGAATTGAAGGATTATGATAAACTCACTGAAGCGGAGCTTAAACCGTCAGCCGCAGATTTGGTTAGTCAGGAAAGCCCTTTAAAAGCGTTGGATTTAGCAATTTCTAGCCTTGAGGGGAAAGATGAGGTAAAGCAAAAGGAGCTTATAAATTTTAGAAAAGGATTAATTGAATCTAGCACCGCATTAGATGCCCAAAGTAAATCTGCTATAGAAAACGCTGAAGCTAATCTAAAAGCGGCAGGTTTCTTTCAAGAGAGTTCTGCTCAATTATCTGAAAATTTAGCTACTGTATTAGAACGAGGAGCTATTCAAGGACAATTCGATACTGACAGGATCTCAGACCCTGCTGCGCGTTTAAAAGCTCAAATATCAGAAGACAGTAGAATGGAAAGAGCTAAGGCTTCACAAGACCCCGCAGAAATTAGAAGGATTCTAAGATCTGACGAAGCGAAGTTTAGGGAAATAGATAATAACATGAATATAAATCCTGTCGAAAGGATTAAAAACCGTAGAAACGAAAGAAGTCAAGCCGATAGAGACGCTGCTATAGATAATCAAGACTTTAAAGAATTCAGAAGGCTCGTCGAGGAAGATCAGTTTAATGGTAAATTAATAGACGCTTCAGCTCAATTCGCCCAGAATATAGGAGATGCTATGACCGAAGCAATAATCCAAGGAAAGAGCCTTGGCGATATACTTATAGGAACAGCCACCAGTTTCTTCACGACTTTATCTAAAGCTTACATGACAAGAGCTGTTGATAGCGTTATTGGTAAATTCGCCTCTGGGGGGAAAGTAACAGGCGGTTCTGGAAACCGCGATGATGTTCCTGCTTTACTTACTGGTGGTGAATTCGTAATGAAGAAAAGCTCTGTTAGTAAATACGGCTCTTCTTTCATGGAGTCTTTGAATGCTGGGTCGATTCCAGCTATGGCTAGAGGAGGTTTATTTACCCCAGGAACTTACGGACAAGAAGAGATAAAAGGGAAAAGCAATTTAATTGATTTCGCTACACAATCTTTTACTACTGGAGCTTCTGATAGATTCGGATCGGGGACAGGATCTGCATCTGTTAATTTAGAACCTCAAAGTGCAGCTCTTACTATGTTTGGCAGAAGGAATAGCCCAGCGTTTCAAAGAGAGCAAGACTCCAAGAAGGATGCATTTGGATTATTTACGCAGCAAATACAAAAAGAACAACAAGCTAGAGAAGAAAAGAGGCAAGCTAAAAAAGGGTTGAAAAATTCTATTTTTGCAGCTGTTGCTTCTGCTGGGTTTAGTAGCCTTGCAACTAAATTTGGTAAAGCGCCACTTGCGGAAGCAGTTAACCCACCAAACGCGATTAAAGTTAATGGAGGTCGTGGTCAATCATCTGGGGTAGGGATATTTCAGAATGGAGTCTTTCATAATCTTGATGGTCTAACTTCTGGGGAGATTTTCGGGACAGGAGCCTTGCCGCCAAACCTCGCTACAGGAGGCTCAATTCCTAATGCAGCTGGAGTAGATACCGTTCCTTCTATGTTGTCTGGGGGTGAGTTTGTTATGAACGCCGCTGCAACCCAGAAGATAGGGAGAGGCAGTCTAAACGCTTTAAATTCAGGAGCTGATGGAGGGTCTGGAGATATAGTTAGCAAACTAGATGAGCTAATTTCTGTTTCTGATAATTCTGGAGAGACCATTATTAATATCACCGTTAACTCTGATGGGTCATCCGACACTCAAGGTGGCGGGGACGACCAGCAGACATCATTAGCGACTAGAATAAAAGATGTAGTTAAACAAGTGATAGATGACGAGAAAAGACTAGGAGGATCACTAAGACAAGTTAGAGCATAATGTACGGAACAACACTAAATTACGAATCTCACTTCTTCTTATCTGGAGTCAATCCAAATATAGGAAGAAAAGAGCTTTCTGGAATTAACTCTTTAGATATAGGATATCAGAATTCTTCTAATACGGCTAAACCATTAGGTTCTGTTCGTGGAGTAACTACTGTAGCAGGAGCTACTAGTCAGACTTTATCTTTGTCTAGATCTCTTATTTATAATGATCCTCTTTTATCGATGACTGGATCATCTAGCGTAGTAAGTGCTAGCTTTAATTATAATAATAATACATCTTATGGTTTCGAAAGCGGCTATCTAACTTCTTACTCTGTTAATTGTGCAGTCGGGTCAGTCCCTAAAGTTAATGCCTCTTTGGTTATATACGACGAAATGAGAAGTGGGGTAAATAAATCTGGAACATTTTTCCCTATACCAATAGATGTGCCAAGCCAAGGTTCTATAACCGCGACATGCGATTATAGCACAACTAATAGAGTGTTGGGTTTTGATTATTCTTTATCTATAAAAAAGATTCCATATTATACCATAGGATCGGAAACTCCTGTCGAGGTAAAACACATAAACCCCATAGATTATACAGCCGCCGTTCAGATAGATGTGGACGATATCTTTTTGGCCAGTGGATTTAGTTTTTTCGAGGAAGGCCGATCTGATAAAAATCTATCTTTTTCTGTAAAGGGAAGAGACGGGACTGCCCTACAAACGTTGACTGTTCCAAACGCTTCTTTAGTGTCTGAGCAGCTTAACGCTTCTGCTGATGGATCTGTAAGATTAACCCTTAACTATATTGGACACTCATGAGTGAAGACTTATTTTATAACAGAGATCGGAATATTAGCGGCATAACTTCGCCATCAGAGTTGTCTGCTCTTAACCTCACGCCAGTTTATGGATCTACGGTAGAGTTTCAGGCTAAAAATCATAGTTATGTTACTGATGATTTTTATTATAATTTAATACCTCTTTCGGTTAATAGTTTAATAGCAAGGTTTGCTTTAAAATACGAGGTTAATGAAACAAATGCTAAAAAACTAGCAAACTTTTTTGAAGCTCAATCTGGGTATTTGCCTATAGGGTTTACTCCTGATAACTCAGGGATCTATAAAACAGTCTCTGGGTTTTGCGATAATTATGCAATTAATTTTATTAATAATCAGCACTTCGAAGTTGCGACTAGTTTGACGGTAGACCACGCTCCGACTTTACTTAAATGGTCTGGTATGGGGTGTTTCCCTAACTTAGATTTTGATGATTATAGTTACTCCGCTTCTTATAAGGAATATGATATTGCATATACAGGGATTAGCCAAAACAAACTAGACAATTTCTACTACTGCACTGGAGATCATAGTTCGACAGCGTCGAATTCTCCTACAGGAGCGAATTCAATGTGGACTCAAGATTTCTTTTTCGAGCCTGATATTGGAACTCAAAATGATGTGCAAATTAAAGCTGATAAATTAGAATATAAAAACTCTTTCACTCAAAGGTTTAAGACTAACGATAATATCGCAACATTCGATATGAGTTACAGCTTTAACAATATCCCCGATAAACAGTTAAAGACTATGATCCATTTCTTAGAAAGTAAAGGTGGATATAGAAGGTTTAAGCATCAGATACCTTCTGTTTATAATAGACCTAAAGTTTATTATAGTCCGAAGTGGACGCATACATGGAACTA